GCGCTCTTCCGTACTGAAGTCGGCTCCGCTTTCTGCGGATAGAACCTCTACGGCTTCCTCAACCCTTCCGGACGCAACAAGATTCTGAACCTCTCTCTGGGTTTTCTTGTTGCCCCCGAAGATCTTAGCCGCGTCCATCCCGGCGGCGCGGCCCCCTCTCGTCGCCCGCATGGCCGCCCGGCGACCCGTCATCTCGCCCCGTACCGCCCGCAAACCAAAGGCACCGCCCTCGGCGCCTCGGAACGACTCCTCCATCTCCTTGAGCTGAGCAGAAGATGCGTTGGCAAGGAACCGGTCCATCCGACCGTACTGCTCCTCGGCGCCGGAGAAGGCTCCAGAAGCAATGGCCATGCCCTCGTCCGTGGTGTCAGCGAACGCTCCTCCTGCCATGGCCCTCTCTGCGCCCACCATGGCCCCAGCAAGCTGCGCGGCTTCCGGAGACAGGCTCTTCAAGAACTCCTTGCTCAGCTTGCCGTCCGCGCCTACCACACCAAGATCGGCAAACTCCTCCATCTTCTTTTCAGCGATCTTGCCGTACTTCTGAGCGCCCTTGGCCATCTCGCGCCGGGACTCCATGGTGTTCGCGTCCCTGGCCGCGTTCACAACGTTCTGCATCTCGTCGGCACTTTCGAAGCCGTAGTCCTCGGCCACCTTCTGCAGTCGCTCCTGCTTCTCCTTCTTACTCAACCGGCTGGTGGGGTCATTGATCTTTCGTATCTCGGCGGCAGCTCCGATGATGCCGAGCATCTTCTTCCGCGCAGAGTCCTTGCCTGCCTCCCCTGCCATCTCACGCCGAACTCTGGCCAATAGGGCCTGGCTCTGCCTCTCACCACCAGTAAGGGCCGTCGCCATCATCCCACGGCCCTCCGTGCCCGTAATGAGACCTGCGAGCTCGCTCTCCATGGCCCCGCGACCCATGCCCCCACGCAGCCTAGAGCGTACGTCAGCAGTGGCCCCCTTCAACCAGTCCAAGCCCTTGCTGAAGACCGGAGACGCCGCCCCCATTGGCGTGCTCTCGAAAGCCTTCCTCCATCCACCTGCCGAAAACGCCTTGTCCTTGCCCTCCCTGAACACGCCAAGCCTGTCACCCAGCTCAAGGAGCATGCCGGCCCCACCCAGCGCCAGGGCATCCACGCCTTCTCCGGCGATCTGCTCGTCACGCTTCATGGCGTCGTCGCCATACATCATGGCCTCACCGTAGGCGCTCATTCGGTCACGCCGGGACATCCCCGCCATACCCATGGCGGCGAACGGTGACTTGCCGCTGAACCCAAGAGAGGTGACGCCTGTAGCCCCAGCCGCCACCGACTGGCTGATGTTCATCCTTCTGGCCAGAAGACCGTTCTTTTTCTCTTCAAGTGCCGCCCTCTTGGCGGGGTCCCTCGTGTTCTCGATCTCCGCGTCCAGACGCTTGCCCTCACTCTTGAGGCGGTCAATCTCCTTGTTGACGTCCCCCATCCCCGGGACGTTTGCGATCTGCGACTCGATCAACGCGAGCTTGTCCTCGCCCTGCGTCTTGGAGAGCTTGTCCAGGAAGCCCACGCTCCAGATCTGATCCCTCGCCGCCGCTGCGGAGGCGGTAACGGACTTGTCGATCACAGCTCTGGCGCCCTGATTCGCGGCAGTTACTCGCCTCTTGAACGACCTGAACTGCTCACTCTCCGACCCGCCCTTACTGGGGTCGTACTTGAACCTGAAGCCCGTTCGCTCCTCGGCGTTCGGCATCCCAAGCGCCGTGTTCTCGTTGAGCCAGCCCTGCACCCGGCCCATCATGGAACCGCCCTGCGCCATGGCCCTGTAGGCGTCGACGTCGGTGGGCCCTCCTCCAAAACCAGCACTGAACTGCGTGGGGGCGTTGATACCGCGACCGAAGCCGCCGGCGGCCGTCTGGAGCTGGTTGATGCGCTGGTTGGCGTAGAAGCTCTGCCCTTTGCTCGAACGGAACGACGCGAAAGCCTCGTTCATCTGCGCGTCGATCTCCTCACTGTACGTACCGAACATCCGATTGAGCTGGTCCTCTACCCACCCGGACATGTCGTTGTACGTCTTGGCGCCGACCTCTTGGATGGAGCTCTGCACTCGGTGCCGGAACTGGTCGAAGGACCGCTTCATGCCCTCGACGCCTGTGCGGTTACGCTCCGAGATCTGCTCGCGCTGGAAGGAGTCCTGCTCGCGCTGTGACTCCATGAACTGGTTGACGTCGCCCATACGCCGGAGCTGCTGGGTCATGACGTCGATCTCTTCCCGACCGAGTCCCAGGCGGCGCTGGGCGAAGATCTTGGCCCGGTCGTCCATGCCGTAGACATCCATACCCCGGCTACCCAGCCACCCCTGGAAGGCGCGCAGGGCCAGCCCGCCTCCGCCCTTCTCGAGCAGAGAACCGCGGAGGCGCCCCTCGTTACGAATGAACGAGGCGCGGCCGAGACGAGCAGCGCGTGGGCGAGCTTGCCCCATGGTCTCGCCGGTGGAGAAGCCGCCGGACATGAAGCTGTCGAAGGCTTCCTCATCGATCTCGCCGGCGTTCTCCGAGGCCATGGAAGCCATCAGCCGGCGCCCGAGCCCTCCACGCAGGAACCGGGCGTCCATCGAGAGCATCTGCTGCGCGTACGCGGTGCGCCCCTCCGAACCTGTCAGGCCGGTGACGTTGTAGATGTCCTCTTCGCTGATGACGCCTGCCCGCTGCGCGGCACCAACCTGTCCGATGGTACGGGCGCCGGCGACAGCACCCTGCCGGCCGAGCCCGCCGATGCTGCGAGAGATCTGCGAACCGATGTTGGCCATCTGCGTGGTCTCCTGTATGGAGACGCCGCTCAAAGCGTTCTGGCGAACCTGCGCGCTCATGCGCAGCTGGTCGGCCTTCTGGAACAGGCCCGAGCCCCTCATGCTCACGACCATCTGCTGAGCGTTCTCGAGGGACGTGCCGAGGTCCTGGGAGACGGTCTTGAGCGTGTCGATCATCTCCCTGAACTTCTGACTGAACTGCCGCACATCCGTCAGGGTTTGCGTGAACCCCATCCGGCCCATGTTGCTGGCGAGGCCCTGGAGCTGCTCATAACCGAGCATCTGGCCGCCTGGCATGACATCGTGGGTCATCTCTCTGATGGCTGCCCCCGTCTGGCCCATCTGACTGCGGGTCATCCCCATGCCGCCGTACTGCTGACGCATCATCATGTTCAGGCCCTGCTGCTGCTGCATGCCCTGCATGAAGTTGCCGGCGGCGAACTGCGCCGCACCCATGCCCACGCTGCCGATGGCCCCCATCCCTGCCCCGATACCCGCCCCAGCAACCGCCCCCACCGGGCCAAGGGCCATGCCGAACATGCCACCGGTGATGGCGCCGGACATGGGGCTATCGAGCCCCGTGAGCCCCGCCGCCGTGCTCAGAATCGGTGACCCGATTGCCTGCGCGTGGTTGACGGCCATGCCCGTAAGCATGTCCGCTTGCGCGCCGGGCATCCGCCCCATGGTCATCTGCTGGGCCATCGCAGTCTGCATCATGGCTTGCTGCTGGAACTGCCCGTTCAGCGCACTGATCTCATGGGACCACATGCGCCGAGAGTAGCACACGCCAAGTAGTCAAAAAAGCTATGAAACGGGGGCATAAGAGCAGCGATTCAATACAAGGAGGTAGAGAACCAATGGATCCGTTGACCATCCTACTCGGCTCGCTTCTCGCGGGGATCTTGGGGGCCACAGTGCTCAACCCCATGGAGACGCGGGTCAAGCGCATCATGGCACTCGAGGACTTCAACGAAGATCTCAAGGCCCGCGGGCTCGAGACCATGGTGGTGAACGAAGCCGCGCTGGCCGATGACGTGAAGGCTCTAGAGCTGTTCAAGGCTCGGATGCTCGCGGGGCTTCAGCCTGGCAAGAGCCTGAAGGACACCGTCTTCCTCGCGCACATGATGGCGAGCCAACTGAAGGGAGGAGAGAAGCTCGAGCAGATTGCGAGGGCGCATGGGCTCGTGTGCCCGGAATGTTCTTCTGTCGTCATGACGAAGGACAAGGCCACGCACGGCTTGAACAAGATGATTGGCACCAAGATCTGAAGAAAAGCAGTCAAAAGAACAGTGACGTCAGCCCTACGCATGCCGCGTGGGCAACCAGAACCTGCAAGCAGGAGATAGAAACAGATGACCACACCGACCGTGAAAGAACTCAGCGAAAAGTTCGACAGCTTCCAGACGCAGCTCCAGCCGGTGCTGAGCTTCTTCGCCCAGCAGAACGCCAACGCCGGCGCGGCCGAGGCGCTCAAGAACAACGCGCCCGCGACCCCGCCTCCCGGCGTGGCGGACGCGATCAACGGCTTCACCGCGTCGACGCCCCCCACCGCCCAGCCCGTGTCCGGACTGGACCCCGACAAGATGAAGGAGTTCATGGCCTTGCAGGGCCAGATCCGCGAGATGCAGCAGCAGCAGTTGGCGGGACAGTACGGACAGCGCGCGAGCGAGCTCGAGATGCAGCGCGAGATCCGCGCGCTCGAAGCAAGCCTCAACCGCGCCCCCGCTGTCGCCGAGCTCGTCTCGACGAAGGACGGCCTGTCGATCAACGTCGACATCGGACGAGTGGCCCTCTACACCGGCATCGCGGTCGCCATCGCCGTGACGGCGTACGGGCTCATCCTCCTCGTGAAGGAAGGCGTGGCTTGGGTGGCAAAACAGTGGGTCTAGGGTTCCCCCTACCCCGCTGAATCGACCACCACAGAAACGTTTTCACCGCAGCGACTTCGCTCGGGGTCATCGGCGCGTTCTGCAGTTCCTCCTGAAACCAGTCGTCGAACGCGTCGATGGCCTCGTTGGCTTCCGCCTCAAGGGCCGCACCGTCCTGCCCCTCAGCCGTCACTTTGATCGTCACCTGTACCTCCCTCCGGGTGGCGCATGGTGCGGCTCACCCTGAGCGGGGGCCCTAGCGGCCGGGGTCCCCGCTCCTTTTTTAGCCCTTCATGGCCTTGGCGGACCACTTGCGCCCGCAGCTCTGGCAGCACATCAGGCTTTGGCCCCCGCGCTGCACAACGCTGATGGCAGCGCCCTTGCACCGGGGGCACCTGAGCTTCCCGAGGGGCTCCTTCTCACTCTCCCGCTTGACGACGACTCCCTGCGAAGTCTCTCTACCCCTCTGCAGTTTGGCCATGATCTCCTCCGAAGACTACCGCACCCTCTGGGTACTCGCCCTCGTCCGCCTGTTCGGCAGGGGTAATGGGCTGCTCAGAAGGTACTTCTTGCTCAGGGGCAGGCGCAACATCTTCTTGCCCTGCTTCCGCCTCGAGCTTCTCTCGGTACTTCTCCATGTAGAAGTTGTAGTCGATGGTGCCGTCCTCGAAACACTCCGGCCCCTCGTTGCAGACGTCTCGAACGATCAGGTCCATCACGAAGATCATAGCGTCGTGCGCCATGAAGCTGTCACGAAGGATGGCCGCGTTGTTGTCAACGACCCCCGCCATGCGAACGAGCTCGTCCTCGACCGTCTTGATGCGGCTACTCTGGCTTGCGACGAGCTGCTCGAGTTGCCTTACCCTTTCCTCCAGGCTTGGCTGAGGCTTTCCGGGCCTTCGGGGCATTGCGTTTTGGGGCGGCTTTCGACTTCCGTTCTTTCGGTTGGTCATCCTCTATCCTCACCAGTTGGTAACAGCTGAGCTGCTGCTCGAGCTCGACGGCAAACGCGTCGAACTCCGCCTTCATCTCCTCCAAGACCTCCTGAGGAACCTCGGACTTGCTCGAAGGAAGGAAGTCCTCCTCGTGCATGGTCTCGGCCCTGTCGAGGAAGATTGCGATGTTCTTGATGACGATGCGCTTGTAGGCCAGCTTCTCGTAGTCGTTCATGGTCCCCTCACGCCGTCAGAAAGGCCTTGAACCGTTTGACTGGGTCGGCCCCGGCCCCAAGGTCCTTGATGATGTTCGCCAAAGGGTAGATGTACAGGCCGCGCGCGGAGCGCATCTTGTTGAGCACGTCGCCCCCGGCCTTGCGAAGCATCTCACGTTCGCAGTGCGCTCGGATGTCGTCCGGACTGTGCTTGAGGTAGATGTCGCAGTCCCCGCCGAGCTTGTGGAACCACATGTTGATGACCTCGGCCCACTTCTGCATCGTGAGATTGAAGTAGATCTCGCCGATCGCCTTCTCGGCCTCGTAACTCTGCCCGCACCCATGGCAGTAGTGCACGGACGAGACGTTGCCGTCCTCAAGGATGAAGCTGTTGCAGTTCGGGCAGACGTACATCTTTTCGTCGCCTCCGCCGTGCAGCTTCTTGCCGCTGAGCCACCAAGACATGAAGCCGGGAGTAGCGGCGCGGGAGGTTCGCTTGCGGAAGAAGCGGATCTCGATCTTGTACTTCGCCCGGGGCGTCTTGTCCTTGGTGAGCTCGCGCATCCCCTTGATGCGCTCCTGCACGGCTTGCAGCTCCTGCGGGGTGAGCTGCACTTCCTCTACCTGCTCCTGGTACTTCTTCTCTACGACGGACATCTCACCCTCCCATGCGGCCCATGGCGGCTTTGGGAATGAACTTGCCCGAGGGCACAGCCCCCTTGCCGCCGAACTCGACGGGGGCGTTACGATTCGCACTGGCACCGTGCAGCGGCATGCTGCCTGCACTTTCAGTGACGCCCACCTCCGGGGCGTTAGCGATGGCCGCCAAGATGATCGGCAGGTACTTCTCGATCGGCTCTTTGCTCTGGAAGATGAAGCGGTAGGCATGCACAAGGTTGCCGCCCTTGAGCAGGAAGGACTTGGAGAAGTCCGCGCTCCACGGTTGGTTGTTCGCGGCCAAGTAGATGTTGTGCACCGCGGACATCATGTTCCGGATGTTGCTCCGACACCTGCCAAGCAAGTAGACGCGGTTCGGGGAGGACTTGACGTCCACCGTCTCGAACCCGCGCTGTGCCAGCGCCCCTACGAGAACGTTCGCCATCTACTCCTCCTTCCTGCCCCGGCAGACGATGAACACCTTCCGGTCACCAAAGTAGACCTCCCGCACCTCGTCGAAGTAGACGGTGCTGAGCAGGCGAAGTGGCTCGCCCCTGCTCGACGAGTTCGCTACTGCAAAGGTCAGGTGCGTCACACCGTTCGTCAGCAGGTCCGAGATGTCGTCCCCTCCCCACGGCAAGATGAACTCGCCGGTGAGCGTCCGACCGAAGACGACCTCGAACCCCTTCTGCATCTCCCCTTCGTTGTGCGCAACGTACAAGCTGCCGACGGCCTGCGTCCTCACATACTGAGGGACGATGTCCAGGTCCGTCTCCTTGACGAGGGCGATGTTGTCTTCCTCGAGCGCGCGCTGCACCCGCGTGACGAACTCCTCGGCCGTCTTCGGAGGAGGAATCTTTTTGGCATCCGGCAGCAGACCCCACTTCTGGTACTGGCGAAGGGTCTCCTCCGGGATGATGCCGGACTTGGCGATGATGGCCGCGATCTTGTGTCTCATTGAAGCACCAGAGGGATCTTGTAGACGTGGGTGGAGTCGACGAGCTGCGCTGTGCGCTCGTAGCCCGCGAACATGACGAGCGCCTCGTTGGGAACTCCCGAGTCTCGGCGCAGCGGCAAGCCAAAGAACTCGTCCTGAGGAAGGGAGGCAACGACCGCGGTCTTTCGTGCAAACCACTTCCACAAGAGGGTGTTGGGCCCAGTGGCGAAGCAGATAGGCACGACCCCATCAACCCGAGCGGCCACGAAGCACTTGCAGATGGTCTCCGCAGCGTTCTCCTCCGGGACGAAGACGATCTCCTTCATCAGGCCCCGGCGCATGGCGTCGTGCGGAGTGAACGTGGACAGGTCGATGCCGAACGGCTCAACCTCCGGACCGTCCTTGGGCACCCAACGCTCCCACTCCACCAGGCCCTTCGCGCTGATGTGAATGTTGTCGATGCCGCGGAGCTCGAGCAGCTGCTTGATGGTCTCCAAGAACCCGGCCGTGCCGGCGCCCGGGGGGACCTCGACCTTATCTGCTTCTTTTCGATACCGCATGTTGGGCTACCCCTTGCTCTCCCTTTCGCAACCCATTGGAGACCTTCTCGAGCTCCAGCAGGAACCGGAAGTGCTCTTCTATGATAGCGGACAGGGTGGTGCGCTTCTTCTTGGCGTACTTGCGCATCTGGTTCGCCAACTTCTCGTCACATCGAATGTGAATGCGCCCTTCTTTCATCACCAGTCCTTTGGCTTCACCCACATCAAGTGGAGAAGGTGCGCCTCGAGGCCCTCGATGTTCGGGAACTTGCCCTGAAGCCAGCTGGCGACCTCGTTGTTGAGCTCTTCCTGCAGACCCGGCTTGCCCGGCCGGATGTCCTCGAACTTGTCTCGAAGGTGGCGCTGGAGCTCCATCATGAGCGCCTTGTTCATCCCAATCCACGTTGGCAGCCACGTGTACGCGATCTGCCACGTGTTGGGACCGGCTTCGACCACGAGGTCCATCACCAGATCTCCGGCTCGGAGCCCGGCGGGAAGACGACGAGCACGTCATCGCCACGAATGAGCCCGGCACCCTCTTCCAGATACTGGCTGATGGCTTGGCCATGTCGGTGCTCGACGTTCCACCGATGGAAGGCAACGACCTCCCCCGGCTCCACCCCTACAGGGATGCGAGAGCCGTTGGATGCGTCCTTGCCAGGACCGCGGGCCAGCACAGTTCCGACATGCAGATCCGGAGCCACGGTGTCAGGCAGGATGACGCTGCCCTTCTGCTTCTTGGGCTCGTGAATGCGCACGTAGATCCAGTCACTGAGGAGGCGGAACTTGACGGCCTTTCCGTCCTTCTCGACGACGGCCACCCTGGGGTCAGTTGCCTCCATCGTCCTCCTCCATGATGTCGACGCCGGTATCCGCCTTGATGTCGTTGGCGGCGAACGCCGGCACGAGCTTCTTGGCCTGCTCCTCGACCCACGGCATGACGGTGCGCAGGTCCTTGGCCCAGGCTTCGTCGGCCTTGTGCATGAGCAGCTGGTCGCCGGTGTGATGCAGCAGCGCCGTGTGCGCCTCTCCCTTGGCGTCGAAGAACTGGATCACGTAGGTGTCCATCTTCTGAATCGACACGACGGTCTTGGGCTTGCCCATCTGCCGCATGGTCTGCTCGTGGTACTGCTCTCGCGCGTCCTGCTGGCCGGGAGGCGTGCGAACCCCGAGGGGCTTGATGCTGGTAGGGTCAGCCATTCTTCAGTTCCTTTCCGTACACCCGAGGGGTGCTCAGTTCTTCGATGACCTTGGCACTGTCGCCGCGAAACGCGGACACATGCGCGGGGTCCCATGGTTGTTCTTCGAACCCGAGGTGGTCGATGCGTTTGTAGAAGAGGGGAAGGTCAGGGCGGCGCTGCACCTCCCAAGCGAAGACCTCGAGCATCTCCTTGAAGGACACGTCGGCGAACAAGGTAGAGGAGGGTTCGTCGTTCTCGTACCTGACGACGCGCCCCGAGCACTTGCCGCCCTCGCTGATCTTGCGCTTGTACTCCAGCACGAGCCTGTCATCCGCCATCGGCCTTCTCCGTGAACTCGAACTTCTTCAGGTCCTTGACGCGGTACACGAGGGCGCCAGTCGCAGAGCCGGCAAGGAAGAGGCGAAGACCCGCAACGTCCAAGTGCTCAATCACGAAGCGCCCGCCCATCATGTAGCCGTGAACAGAGTCAATCGTCTTGCCCTCGAGGGCACCCTTCACATCGCCGAGCTCGCGCTCCTCCGGCAGGCCAAGGCCGGCCACGAGCCCCATGAGGGCCTCCTGCGGCTCGAGCTCGAAGCGTTTGGTGGCCATCGACAGCACTTCTCGGCTGGCCCCTTCCGTGGCCGCGCACGTGCCCCCGCACAGCGCGCACTTGTACCCGTTCGGCCAGTACTCGGTGTTCCGCCCGACCAAGTTGGCAACCGTGTCCGGATCCCCCATGACCCGAAACACGGCGCCGCACCTGGAGCACAAGACGATCATATCGACGCTGTACCTTCCTCGTCATCGCGCTCCATGACGCCGCCACTTCCATCGACGCGGTGCTCAGGGAGGACGATGGGGTTGCCGCGCGCATCTGCCTGAATGGTCCTAGGGCGGGGCGGGGGCCGAGGGGGCCCGTCGAAGGCCTCGTGCAAGCTCTTCGGCGCCGGCGGGGGGCCCGGGGGTTCGGCTGCCCAGTCCTCGAACTCTGAGGGCCTGCCCGGTTCGGGGGGCGCAGCGGGCTGAGAGGCACCAGCAACCGACCGCGCCATGACTGCTTCGATGACGCCGTCGTTGGCCTTGAACCTCGCCTCCTGCCCGAGGAAGTTGACGAGCAAGAACCGCTCGGTGATGCCCGTAGAGATGTCGAGCTCCTCGACGATCTTCATGACCTGCACCTGAAGGGTTACCGGGGTCATGGGGCACCTGCCTTCCTGCGAGAATCGTCGACGTGGTTCTTCGCCTGCTGCGCCACGATGGTCATGTGCTTGGCGATCTGATGTGCGCTGATGAGCAGCTTGCATTGCGCCCAGGAGCCCCGGTACTCCGGCTGGTTGGGGACGTTTATGTTGAACGCCATGCACGTCGAGTCGCACTCCCTCTCGGGGTTGAGGAAGCAGAACAGGGACTCTTCGTCCGCCTTGCGCACCGGCGCGGGCGCGAAGTACGGCCTGTCTTGGTCAGTTGACGACTGCATTGATGCCCTCCGTCTCGATCTTGTCCCTGGTCTCCAGCAGCGTCACCGCTACCGCACGGGCGACGGCGACCAAGTAGGCGGCCATGACCTTCTTGTCTATGTTCTCGGAGTCGACGAACCCGTACTTGACCAGAAGGCGGCCGATCGGAAGCGCGCAGTCCTTGGCGATGGTGTTGCGCACGTCGGTCATGTACTGGCGCGTCAGCTCCTCCTGCGAGTCGCCCCCAAGTCCTCCTTGGATGTCCATGGCCACCCCAACCAAGTCCTGCACGGGGCCCTTCCACCCGCACTTGCGGCACTGAGCGCGCGACCCAACGAGCTGCGGAACGTCGAGAGCCGGGCTGTTGCACTGCGGGCAAACGTAGACTTCTTCCTTGCTCATTCCAGCGTCCTTCCGATCTTCTTCAAGATCTTGCCGGAGCGCTTGAGAAGCTCCGGGTCGGCCCGCCGTTTGCGACTGGCCATGCGGCTGCGCACCCCCATGTCGAGCGGCTTGATCTCGAGCGGCCCGCGTTCGACCTCTTTGCGCAGGAAGTCGATGAGCTTCTCATCGGTGCGCCTCTCGTCCGTCTCAATGTACGGGAACGCCGTTTTGAAGTAGGCCTCGTAGGCCTCTATCGCTTTCTTCTTCTCCTCCGAGTCGAGTATCGCCGTGAACATCGCGGTGAACCGGTAATGCTCGATCTCCTCCAGTCGTTGAAGAAGCAGACGAAGTATGGACTCCCGAACTGACCCAATGCTGGGCGGTCTGCGTATCGTGTGGAGCAGGAGCTTGGCCCTGGTCCACCCTTCGGGAGTCCTCAGCCATTTCCCAGTTCTCCAGCTACGAACTTCCGGCGACACCTGACGTCGAACCAGAAGTAGTGCGTTCCAAGGCTAGCCAGCATGGGCAGCGGGAGTTTGGCGACCTTCTTGAACTTCTTCCAGAACAGTTCCCGGTCGAGGTCCCCGTCATTGTTGATGTGGCTCGGCAGCTTCTCCCCGTTGATGGAGTGCAACCCCGCCGCCAGAGCCATCAGGGAGTACTTGTCGAGGAAGTACTGCTCCGTGTACTCGTAGGTGCGTGCCTCCTCCGAGAGCATGGCCTTGAGCTCGAGCTCGATGTCGCCGCCCACGGTCATGAAGGTCGGCTCGAACTCCCCCGGGATGATGGGAACCCGCTGCTTGGCGTAGCCGTTGATCAGCATGTCGCTGATGCGGATCTCGTCTTTGATCCGGCCCTCGACGATCTCGCGCTGCTTCTCGTTGTTGAGCAGGTTGCGGACCATCATCTGCCGAATGGTTCCGAAGTCGAGCGTGTCGAGGTGATCGAGGTCGCCCTCCTTGAGCTTGCGCTCGTCCTCCTCCGTCGGAGCCTTCTCCCCTTCGATGGGCCGACCTCCCAACCGGGCCGCGGCGCCGCCGGCGGCGTTACTGGCCTGGGATTCGGCCACCTGCCCTTCCATGTCCTTGACGACTTGCTCACCATGCTGAGCCGCGGCGCGGGCTGCCTGCTGTTGCTCCTGCTGCTCGCGCTGCAATCTCTCCAAGCCCTCAACTGTCTCCGGACGCAGCTGCTTGAGCTGGCCCTCCGGACGCCGCACGAGGGATGTGCCGGGCACGTACTCCCCCTTGCGCATGATGCCGTACTTGAGCGCCAGCGATGGCTGGTTCATCGCCAACATGTCGCCCTGCCCCTGAATGAACTTGGGGTCGCGCCTCGCGTCTTCGTGCAAGATGTCGGTCGGGTAGATGTCGACCACAGTCTGCGTGTCGCCGCCCATAGCGGACTGGGCCATGGTGCGGCCCTTGTTGGCGCTCTCGTCGTACTGGTCGAGACGCGGGATGGGCGGCTTCGGCGTGACGCCTACCTGCTCGCCTCCTCGAGCTTTCTGCAGTTGCTCTTGATACGCCCGCGCCTTTGGGTGCAGCAGACGCGGGTCAACGTAGGGTGGGTTGTTCGGCATCTCCACCGTTTCGCCCGTCGGCTCGGGGATCGGGGCGTTTGGGGAGAGCTCAGGTCGTGGGTCTTTTCTTGCCATGGTGTTGTACGCCTGTTGTACGCCAAGACCTACCTGGCTCTTTTGCTCAGGTCAACTTCTTTCTGAATAGAACGCGGGGGTAGACGAAGGGGACCTTGTAGACCGGGGGCAGACCCCCACCGATTACCCGCAGTTCGCGGTGGGACCCGACGACCTGGTCTCCGCGCCGGACAGTGAAGAACGAGAACAGTTGCATGAAGGTGATGCCATTGATGACCTTCATGTGCGCGGCGTGGGTAAGCCTGACGTTCTTGAAGACGACGTCGGTGCCCGTCTCCTCGAGCTCCTCTACCAACCCGGCAATGCCGGCGATGCCCGGCACCTCAAGCGTCAGGTGGTCGGCAAACACCAGAAGCCCTTCGGCCCCTGGATCGGCTGAGATTGTGGGACCTCGATGATCATCAGGCTGTACGTTCCGCACTTCACACATCGCGTCTCCTCCGGCTTCTCAGGGTTGGGAGGAAGCATGTCGCCCACCTTCCAGCCGATGCCGGAAGTGCGCCACAAGATCTTGGTCCACTCGCAATTAGAGTTCTGGCACTTCGCCTTGTACTGAACGTCGTCCGGCCCCGTGAAAGCTCCGCCCTTCGATTCCTGTACCATTCTTCGCCTCCAACAGATCGACGATGGTCATCAGCACCTTGCGCTTGTCCCCCTGGGGGTCCTGCTCTCCCAGCTTGAGCCGGCCCTCCACGAGCGCAAGTCGAATGGTCTCGTCCAGCAAGGTGAGCAGGTGCTTGAGCTCCTTGCGCGCCCGCTTGCGCAGAATCTCAGCGACCCCCTTGCACATGGGGCACACGAACACCCCCAGGTACAGGTCCCCGTCTTTGGGAAGGGTCATCTCTCCGCAGTTCATGCACCGGATCTTGGGGTCTGGCGTGTCCATACCGTCTTGCCGTTCACTTTCAAAGTAGCGATGATCCTTTTGGGGATCGTCATGGTTGCCCCGCTCAAGTTGGCCAAAACGAGCGTGTCGGACGCGCCCGCCATGTTCTCCATGAAGAGCTTGAGCTGACCGAAGGGCATGTCCGGGAACACGTAGGAAGCTCCGAGCGTCGAGGTTACCTCGACTTTGATGTACTTCTCTGTCATGGCCCAACTTTGAAGAAGTCGTCGAGCGTCGTCCATCCGAGCTCGGCGCCGGGGTCAGGGGAAACGAGAACGGTGACCGGCACCTTGGCCCGCGCCTCGAGCTCGGCCTCGACCTCCTCGCGGGTGATGGGGCCGCCGACCTTGCGCATCACGGCCTCCTGCTCAGGGGGCCACGACTGAGGGAACGTGTAGTGCGGTGGGTTGGGCGCCCCCGCCTCGGTCCACCTGAGCGCCAACAGGCTGACCTCGACGCCATTGCGGCGCTCGATCACAGCCATGCTCGACTCGAAAGCGCGCAGCTCCGGCGTGTTCAGGGTCCTCTTCGCGAGGGTCACCAGATCCTCGTACTCCTGTTGCGACAGCGTGATGTCCGGCATTCTTTTTACCTACCAGCCTCAGGTGACGCCCCGCAAGTCGAGCACGGCTTTGATGATCTGCCGCACGTAGTCGCAGGGCTTGTGCATGGGAACGGCACCGCCTGGGGGGAAGACGGTGCCCTCGTCGAAGGTGCGTGCGTAGTGCCCGAGCTCCCCCTGTCTGGTCCTCCACTTGATGACCACGTCGAAAGATCCATCCGACCTGTTGGGAAAGTCGACAGCGTACGCGCCGGTGGCGGCACGAAGCCTGCTTCTCCACGCACCCATGCGCCTTCTGAGTCCTTGCAACTTCTGTCCGCGCAGGTCCATACTTCCTCCGTGAGAAAACCAGAGAAGATAGTACACAAGATTCTTCTTCGGCGCGCAAGATCCGCCGTCCACAAGATCTACGACGTGTGGAAGATCAAAGGAAGAGTCCCCGCAATCGCCTTTCTTTGGGCTGGCCAAGCGGTCAAGACGGACGACGGCAAGGGCATCATCGATGACCTGGTGATGGTGCCGCTGCCGGACAATCCGGACATCCGACAGACCTTCCTTCGAGACGCTGCACAGAAGGTGCGCCCGTGCGCCGTGCTGGTGTTGTGGCAAGAACCGGGGCGAGTGCTCGCCTCGTTCGAGTCGGACGACGGGGCCGTCAGCTGGACCTGCGACATCCTTCCTTGCGGCAATAGTCGGAGGACACTGGCCCGCATCATCGAATCGAAGGGGGAGACGGGCCTGCTCAGTTCGTTGCGCCCGGCTTGAACGGGTCCTTGGGCTTCGCCTTATCGAACAGCTGCTGCTGCTCTTCGGTGACCTTCTCGAAAGTCTCTTCGACCTTCTCGAGAAACGACTTGTCCACGAACTTCTCCGATGCCCGCAACGCCCTGTCGCGGAGCCTGTCGGCGGTGGTGATGAGAGCAGGGATGCTCTCAACGACAGCCGCAGCGTAAGAGCCATCAAGGCCCTTCTCCTGCGCGCCCTCGCACAACTCAAAGATCTCGCCGTACGTCGTGGTGAGCTTGCCCACGACCTCGGCGGCCAGCTTGAGCTCGTGCATCTCGACGAGGCCCTTCGGCGCGTCGAACATGGGGGCGGTCACGGGCGTGCGAGCCGGGGTAGGGTGCGACCGGCCGTTCGACTTGCTCACCCGTTGCGGCTTCGGACGCGGCTTCGGCTCTTCCTCCTCCACATCGGGGACGAGCTTCTCGAGGGCCTTGATGTCGGCCTCGGTGATCTTCTTCCCAACGTAGTACGCGTCGATGATGTCGCGCCCGAGCTTCTTGGCCTCGGGAGGCCAGTCAATCCGACCGATGCCCTTCTTCGCAGAGCTCGCGCTCTTGTACGCCTTGTCCTTCAGCAGTTGAATCCAGCGCCTCGCGGTCAGCTTTGTGTACGCCATCTTTCTTTCCTTTCAGATAGGCCTTGCACTCGGTACCCGCACGAATCAGCGCCTCTCCGATCTCACTGACGTACCTGTGCGGAATAGCAAGTTTCTTCTGCCCGACCGTGAGCTCCACGTTGATGTAGCTGCGCGTTCTGTCGTCCTTCTTCACGTCCCTTCGGACGATGGCGACGATAGTTGCCCAGAGCTTGTCACCTGGACGGATGAAGTACTGCTTGAGCACCTTCGTTGCAGCTGCTTTTCGCATGAGTTATCGGCCTTTGGGCGTTCTATTCTTCTACTTCAGTGGCCTACCTGTGTCCAGCCTATTCCTCTTCTGTTCTGCCAGCAGAAGAGACTCTTTGCAGGCTGCGAGAGATCCACCCCTTGATCTGCTCTTGCTCCTCTTTCGACATCATGGGGGCCTCGGGCAGCTCGATGCTGTTGTAGACCTGGAACCAGAACATCACGCCTTTGGTGTAGTCGTGTAGCGGGGCCGTGTAGTAGCGGGCCTCCTTGAGCAGCTTGGCGTACAGCTTGGGGTCACCGGCGCGCACGGCCGGCCACGCCTTCTTGAAGGCCTTGTGGTTGCTCAAGATGGCGAGGTGGTCGATCAGCCCTCGCTCGAGCGTCTTGAAGGCGCGGAAGCGGCAGGCCGGGTGCTCCGGGTAGAACCACACCTTGCACTTACCGTCAGGGTAGTACCTGGTGATCTTCACGCGCTTCGGGTCGGCGGCCTGCATTGCCTCGGCGCTCGCCTTCGACAGCCTCTCCCAACAGGCGAAGTAGGTGAAGTTGTGCCCGTCGCCCTCGCGGCTCTTGACGTTGCCCACATTGAAGTTGTGCATCGACTTGCCCTCGCCCGTCTCGAGAGCCCACTGAGCCATGAGCACCTGGATGGTAGGTTTCGAGGGGGTCGTTCCGAAGTAGCGGACCCACGCCGTGTACATGGCGTCCGCCATCTGCTGCCGGGTTACCGGGGTCTTTTCATGAGGAAGTTGTTCTTGAGCCATTCCGGTTCCGCTCCTTCCGGGATATCGCTCAAGGGTACCGCGCTCTCCATGACGTCGTCCATGTGCCTTCCCTCGCTCGACTCTGCGCTGTACCCAAGCATGCCCATGTTTTCGAAGCACGCTGGGATCAACATGGTGTCCGAGTCGAAGTACACCTCGTTGCGGCCCCACGTGATGCAGTACTCGACGTTGAGCACCTTCGCGACAGCGATGATTGCACCGTCCATGCAGAAGACCAAGTGGTCCCCCTTTTGGACGTGGTCGTTGTACGCATCGTCCGCTTTGATGGAGGTAACCCCCGCCCGCCACTTGTAGAAGAAGAACCACGAACGCATGTCTCCGCCGCTCTTGATGGGGTCTTCCCAGTCAGAAAGCATGGGGTGAAGGATGTATCGCATCTTCTATCTCCTTGTGGTAGGTTCTTCCGACAGTCGTACCACAGGAGGAATAGATGAAGAAGAGGCTTCTACTGGGCGCGCTGATGGGGGCTCTGCTGGTCACGGCGTGCGGCCCCAAAGGCCCCGGGCCCCGACCGACGCCGGAGGTCGACGACACAGAGTTCTGCGACCCGGCGTTCGAGAACCTGAAGGCGAAAGGGTGCGAGGAGGCGTTCACGCCCGGCGGCACCCCCTACAACGTGTTCTGCAAGGAGACGCATGAACAGGGCACCATCATGCTCAACCCCCGCTGCGTCGCCGAGCTCACGACGTGCGAGCAGATCGATGACTGCACGTACTCCAACGAAGGGGACCAGTGATGCCCGCCATCGTTCATGACCTCGGGTTCCACCCTGACCAAGTCAAGTTCACGTGCCGGGACAACCCGCCCAGCATGAAAGACCTCGAGTACGCCATGGAGAAGGCCATCAAGGCCGGGCAGTTCTCCTGGGACAACGCGGACGAGCACGTCATCAAGGAGTTCACGCCCGTGTCCAACCAGGGCGCGCTGGGCTCCTGCGTCGCCAACGCATGGGCCGACGCGCTCGAGATCCTTCTCGGCATCGAGGGCAAGAAAGTGGTGCAGCTCAGCCGCCTGTTCATCTATTGGAACGCGCGTGCCGAGCACAAGGAAACCAACTGGGACAAGGGCACGTACATGCGCGCCGCCGCGGACGCGCTGCGCAAGCACGGCGTCTGCCCGGAGGACCCGGCCGACCTCGGCGGGAAGAAGGGCGCCTGGCCGTACCTGATCGGCAAGGTCTTCACGCAGCCGAACACGCGCTGCTACCAGTACGGCTACGACAACAAGATCAAGGAGTACTACCACGTCGCGTCCAGTCGCAGCTCGCGCATCGAGGAGATCGTACACGCGATCCGGAACAACCATCCGATCCCGTTCGCTACGGCCGTCGACGAGGCCCTACAGTACTACTTCCGCAGGCAGCACAACGGAGACGACGCACTTGCTTTGCCGAAGAGCTCCGTTGGCCGGCACGCGATGATCATCGTCGGCTACCGTCGGCGCGCGGACGGCAAGTACGAGTTCCTCATCCGCAACTCTTGGGGCCTTGGCGGGCTCAGCGACGAGCTCGCGGGCCACTTCTGGATGAGCGAGGAATGGATGCTCAGCGACGAGACGCGTGACCTGACCGTCCCTACCCGCATGGACCCTATCTTGCTGGTGGCATGAGGCTGCTCCGACCCGACCTTCGGTTGACGAAAGAGCAGGTTCGCTTGCTGGACATGTACGGCGGCCTGCTCTCGCTCAAGTACGGGGTACCGTACAACCTAGAGTTCAAGTCTCGGGTGCGGTCGCTGATGATCTCGGCCATCGTGGTAGACTTCCTTCTGCAGAACGGCGACAGGATCATCCATGAGCGAGCCCAAGCCCAAAAGGCCCATGCCTTTCAACGACTTTGTCGAGTCAGCTCTGCAGGCCATGGGCCCGAAGATGCCCGCGCTCCCAGAACTTCCCAACCCCGCGACCTTCCTGCCGGACGAGCGAGCGACTGGAACAAGAAAAGGGCTCTTCCAGCAGCTCTTGGCGGGGGAAGCTGGGGTGTTGTACTTCGACTCGAGGGAGAGGCCGGAACTGTACAGCCAAGACACGATGCAGGTCCTCTCTGACCTTGCATCCGGAGCCCGCACCTACGACGCGCTGACTGACGACGAACGGCGCCTCCTCGACATCGCCGCCACCGTGTACGCTACTACTCCCGTGAAGCCCCAAGAACAGGTTCGGGATCAAAAGAGGATCCTCCGCAACGTCGTGAGGAAGCTGGCGCCCATGCCCCCCAGGCCCTCCGCAGAACCCGAACACAACTTGCCCCCGTACTGGTGGCTGCGAGAAGATGATGGACGCAAGCAGAATCGTTGACCACCTCTACCAGGGGTCGAAGCCGGCCAAAGACGACATGGCGTGGGTACGTGGGGTCTTTGACGTGCTCGTTCTGTCGGCCAACGAGTACCAACCCGACGTCGGGGGCATCAAGACGATCCGGGTGCCCCTGAACGACTACTCCGATTCCGACATCACGGACGAGGAGAAGATGCTCGCCCTCGTGGCCGGCAAGGAGGTCGCCAAAGAGTTGGACGAGGGCAGGGATGTCCTCGTGACATGCGTCGCCGGCCTGAATCGCTCTGGGCTCATCTCCGCTCTTGCCCTCATCCACAGCAAGAAGCACAAGATGCCGCCTCAAGACGCGGTGAGAACGATACGGAAAGCGCGCCCCCAGGCGCTTTTCAACAAGAGCTTCACTTCGTACCTGAAGCAGTTCGCTACATCAGCATCGGGCCGCCAACGTAGCCGTATTGGCTAGGTTCCGCCGGCAACGCCGCCCCCACCTGTGCGGGGTACATGCCCGGATGCCCGCCAAGGGCCTGGAGGCCTGTGTTGGCGAGCGAGGACATGGTGGACCCCGCTCCGTAGATGCCGAGAGCTCCAAGAGCTCCGCCTCCAATGACGTACGGCTTCGCCTTTTGCCAGAGACCTGGCGCGGCCTCCGGGGCGGCAACCGGCGCCTGAATGGGGGTCGGGGTGGCGGCGGGAACCGGTGCCCCGCCGACCGTCGTAGCCTTGCCGCCGATGACTGCATCGCCCTCGCCGAAACGAGGGAGAGGTTGAGATGCGGGGGTCCTGAGCGCTGGCAACGCGCCGGCGGCAGAAGGCTGCACAGCACCAGCAGACGTAGCCGACGCGCGCTGGGTCGGGGGCGGGGCCACAGTGCCTGTCGGCGGCGCGAGCCGGGGGCCCGGGACGGGCGGTGACACCTGAGGCTGCTGCGGCACGGTAGCGGGGGCCGTAGGCTGCGGCTGCGTTGCGGGCACGCCCCCCTGTTGCCGGTACGGGGACCCGCCGGCCGTACCCGCCCGACGTACCTTCCCAGAAGGCTGGCCTGGCGACCGCTTAGTGGCCGGCGCCTCAACCGATCCCCGCCTACGGGTAGAAGGCGGCGGCGGGGCCGAAGCCGAAGGCGAGGGCCTGACCTGCCCAGCCGGTGCAGGCGTGTCGAACGTCACGCTCTCAGGTCTGCGCAACTGCGAGCGAGAGGCCGGCTTCTTGACTTGTCCCCCCGATGCACGTGCCGGAGGGGACTCACCGCCCCACGGAACACTCTCAGGCCTTCGCAGTCCCTCTCGGCCACGGCCACTTGACCTCGGCGTGGCCCGTTGCGCCGTTGCAGGATTCCATCGAGCTTCAGGTGCCACAAGCTGGGACAACGTCGGGTCCTGAGACATGGACCTCGGAGCTCGGCCCCTTTGCTGTGGCTGCGGCCATTGGGCGGGGGCTTGGAACATGGTCTGCCCCCCGCTCGGAGGGGCTACCATGGTCGTTGTCGCTCCCCCGGTCATCCTCGGCGCGTCAGCAGGTACATGCGCCCACTGCTGCGGCTTCGGGGTCGAGTAGGGCACGGCCTTGGGAATGGAAGGAGCCGACCTCGGCGCCGACTTGGCCTTGCCGAGGAGCTTCCTGCCGAAGTTCAGGACCTTTTGACCGGCCCCGGCGGCAAGCAGCGCCTCCTTGTCCATCCCGGCGTGGATGAAGGCGACCTTCATCGCCTCCCGCGCGAGGTCACGGCCCATCTGGCCCGCCATCCCTCCCGCACGCACAAACTGAACGTTGCGGACCCTACCTGCTGTCTTCAGCCTTCCCATAGCGCGTCCAGGCTAGCACACAACTGATGGATCTTGTCATAGGCCTTGTCCTGGGCCTTGTTGAGAGCGTCGATGGCTGAAGTGACGGTGCCGGGCTCTTCTTCTTCGAAGTCTTCCGCGGGCAGCTCGGGGGCCTCGTGGATACCCGTGATGGCGTCCAACTCACTCTCGCTGGCAAGGTAGGCGCGGAGTTCCTCGTCTACCTTCTGGTACCTCGAGCAAGATCCGCAGCGCGCAAGTTCGGGCTGCTTGTCTTGGTCGACCCCATCTTGGACAGGTGCCCTTCCAGCTTCCCGAGTATCCGATTGAAGTCTTCCCACTTTGCCGCCTGCTCCCTAGTGTACTCCGCCCATCGCTTTTCTGTCACCTGCTTGGCTCTATTCTCCGCACAGGCGATCTTGAAGTTCGACAGTTCCGTACTCAGTGCAGAAACGCTGATAAGGATCTCCTTCTTTGCCTCATCCATAGCGGCCGCGGACTCCTTCAAAGAGTCCCGCGCGTCCATCACATCGGTCTTCAGGTGCTTGAGCTCCTTCTCGAACTCCTCTCGAACCGTTTGGTCGCCGCTCTTCTGCCCTTCTTTCAGCTCCGCAGCGGTCTTGACGACCTCGTTGACCTTCTCCTCGAGCTGCGAGACCCTATGCGAAAGCCTCCAGACGATGGTCACGTACGCGGTGATGGCCGCGATGCCCCCCGATGCGAGCGTCGTGATTCCTACTTGGATGAGATCGGTCGACATGGTGCCTCGCGAAAAGCATTGACATCACCCCCCTAGCCAAGAACCCATACGGATACGGACGAATCAGCTGTGTGCTCCAACACCATGGAAGTGACGCCATTCACGGGTGTAGGAGACAAGATGAACTTGCCCCCGCCAACGGCAATCTCTTCAGGAGTAGCAGATCCGTTTACGTATACCAAGACCGGGTCTGTCCCTTGGAACACTTTCACGAGAACCAGCTGCGCCCCCGCAACCGGCGTGGTACCGAAGTCGAGCGTTTTGGTGCCTGAACCGGTCAGCTCCAAACGGTAGCGGACGACGCTGTCCGCCTTGCCCGCGTAGTTGAGGATGATCGGGACCGGCTCTCCGGTCTCATCCGGCGGGAGCTTGAGTGAGAGCTCCAGGACGTAGGGAATATCGTCGGCCATGACGCCTCCTTACCCCGCCGTTTGGATGAACTGGCCGGTGCGCGCCGAGCCACCCGTGTACGGGGTGGAGTTGGTGACGAGCGCGACGTCGGTCACCGCAACCGGCAGGATGCGCTCGTACTGCATGCCGACCGACTCCTGAATCATCACGCCCTGAGCGTCGACAGCGAAGGAGTGGTTGGGAACGATGACATGCTCGAAGTACATCGAGCCGAGCGTCCGCAGATTCGAGTCGCGGATGTACATGAGCATGCCGATCGGTTGCGAGAACAGATCGGACGCGAGGTTCATGTAGATGTTCTCGTACCCCGGCGGGATGATCACGTCGTGCGGGTTCGGCGTGTTCTGCACGGCCTGGTTCGGGAACATCGGACGGACGAGCACACCGCCGCCAGGGAGAAGGTCCTGGTAGTAGGCGTACAGAAGTCGAAGCAGGGACGCGCCATGGTAGTAGACGCGCCCCAGGCCGATCTGGCCCACCGTTCGACCCGAGATGAAGTAGCTCCGCTCACTGCCAAGCTCGAACACCCGGCTGAACGCTCGCGTCTGGGTGACGTTGAGGTTCTGCACGATGCCCATCGGCAGTACGAGTTGGTTGGCCGCGGCCCCACCACTCGCCAGAGCGGACTGCACGGAGACCGTCCCACCAATGTCCGAAAGCCGAGGAGGCCCGGCCGCGAGCATGGTGAAGCCACCGTGCGCGTACGCGCCGTCCGCCAGCCCGCTTTGTACGTACTGTTGGTACGGCGCCCAGTCGCTGAAGTTGCCTGCCATGAATGTCTCTCCTTACTTGCCTCCGGTTGAGTGCGCGGCCACCTCAGACGATCAAACGCACACGGATGTAGTTGCAGGGGTACGGGACGTCGACGGTGATGTCGACGAGCACCGTGTCCGGTGTGTCCTCGTCCTGAATCAGGTTGTTGATCTCGGCGTCCACCAGCACGTTGTTGCTGATCAAGAACTCGATGAGTCCTTGGAGCACCGTGCTCAACGTGTCGAGGTACGACTGCGTGATGTTGAACTTGCCGATGAAGTTGCGCAGACCGACGCGGATGGTCTTTGCCGAGAAGTCGAGCACCTTCGTGATGGAGTCGGTGCGTGTCTCGATCGATGAGAGATCCGTCGTCAGGGCCATGCGCGGGAAGATCGGCCCGTTGTCGGGCGGGTCCTGCACGATGATGGTGTTGCCCCCGGCAGCGATGCGGTCGAGCTGTCGCGTGCCGAAGTAATCGTTCGTTCCGTCGATGCGGGTGAAGCCGACGATGGGGAAGTTGGTGAACGACTGTTGCGGGGGCTGGCCGCTGATGAGGCCGACGTACGCCGCCGCAGCGTAGAAGCCCGGCAGAACCTGGTCGACTCCGTCGAACGGAGCGTAGAGGTTGTCGACGACGAGGTTCCACAGGCGACGGCTACCAAACGACTTGCCGATGTCCTGGTAGGCGTTCGCGATCTTGTCCGCGTCAGGGTCTCCGTTGAGGTCGACGAGCTCGGCGCCGCGAACCTTGATGGAGAACGACGCGTTGATGAACGGGGTGCCGACGGGGTACCCGGTCTCCGTGTAGAACCCGTCGTCGTTCTCCCCAGGGGCGAACTCACCGGCCGTCTGCCGCACGAGCACGGCGCCGCCGATGACCTGCTTGACCGAATAGATGCCGGCATCGTCCTCGATGTCGAGGAAGACGCCGGAATCCACAGGGATAGTGCTGGCAGGATCGATGCCCTTCGCGAGCAGCAACGCAGACAGGTTACTGACGCTCGTGTAGAACAGCGTGTTCGGCGCCGCCTGGTTACCAGAGTTGCCCCGAGTACCAGAGGCCACCACCACGTCCACGTCACGGGTCGGGCGCGGAAGGCTGACGACGCACACGCGCTCACCCTTCATCTCCGGGTCAGCCATGTTCAAGGCATGGATGTTGCCGAGCTGTGCGACGACGATGTCGTCGGTGAGCGGCGCGATGCCGTAGACTTCCTTCGACTCGAGGAAGGAAAAAACGCGCTGGAAGGCGTCGGAAGTACCCCACGGCTCGTCGTCGGAGTACTCGTCGACACCCATGCCGTACACGCGGCTGCCCGACGCGTTGAGAAGGGCAAAGTAGAAGCCGAGGGCGAGCGGGTTGGCCGGGTTGATCGGCTCGAGCAGCGCCTCGAGCTGGTTCGTGTTGTCGATCTGCAAGAGGCTCGGCTTCACCCCGAGAGGAGCGACGTCGCGCCGCAGGGCCTCGTACAGCACGTACACGGGCGCGCTGACGGGGTCGGTCGCATACCCGGTCGTCTGACGCACGAGCGAGTGCTTGATCGTCACGTCCCCCGTGTTGTCGTCCACGATGCCGTCCGCATCCGGCCGATCGTACGAAACGTTGGGCGGCGGCAGGTTCTTGGCCACGATGTAGTAGGTCGCGGCGTAGCCGGTGGCCGTGATGGCGTGCTGCTGGTCCACACGCACCTGCGCGGTACTGGTGCCGGTCGGGTCCACCTTGACCACGGTGCCTGCGAAGATGCCATCGAGGTAGAGCTCGTCACCCGGCTTGACGGGGTGCGGCTGCGTATCCAAGGCCGTGCCGCTGCTGTCCTGCTTGTCGCCGCGATACACCTTGTTGTCGAGCGCCGCCGCGGTGAGACCAAGGATCGTGTGCGCCGTGCCGATCGTGGTCGAGTCCCCGATGTGCAGGTACGCATCCGCGCCCGTATCCGTGGTGGTTATCTCGAGCTCGTCGAGGAGAGCGCCGACCGCCGCAAAGGACAACTTGCCCCCGGCAGCGGCGCCGAAGATGTCGTCGAGCAAGGTCGCAACGGCTGCCATGTCCACCGGGTCTTCGATGAACGTGTACTCCTGCATCCCCTGACCGAAGTCGAGAGCGATGGTCAGGCCGGTCAAGGCGTACGGACCGGCACCGGCGGCGGCGCCGGTGGCGACGATGGCCGCACTGGCCGCAGTCAGATCTTCGCCCGTGAGTTCGATGATGGGCGACAGCGTATCGCCGTTGCCGTCATCGATGACCTTGATGTCCGTACAATCGAAGAGGATGCCGGCCGTGTCCCCATACCGAAGCAGCGCCTGGTTCTGGAAGCCCTCCTGAAGACTCAGCCCCGTGCCCATGTACATGAAGGCGCGGATGGTCTCCTTGTCGAACACCAGGTCGTCGAGGTTGCCCCGGGGGTCCGGGAAGGCGAACGTCGGCACCTTGACGAGGGACTGCTCGTACGCCGAAAGTCCCGTGAAGGTCTTGCCCTCCGGTACGCCAAGCGACGTGAGGATGCTGCGATCGGCCACCGAGGTCACGTAGACCTTGATGTTCTGCAGGTTGCCCCCGGCGCGAGTACGCACGCGCAACTTGTACGTCTTGGGGTCCGTCGTGCCGTCCGTCAGCACCGCCTCGGCGTACACCGAGGCGTACACGTTGTTGGCAATGAAGGCGTCGTTGAGGGCGCCCGCGATCTTCTTCGCGCTCAGGTTCGCCGAAGCCGTGAACAGCACCGGGACGGGAGGGCCGTTGTTGATCTCGAAGTACAACGTCTTGCCATCGAAGTCCGCGAAGGGCCAGGACTGCGCCGCCTTCGATTCGAAGAAGGCAGGGACGGCCACGGCGGCATCCGAGTTCAGCTGTTGACCGCCAGCGCCGTCGGACTCCAGAACTTCCACGACCTGTACGCACTTACCGATCGGACACGCCCCCAGCGTGGGAACGATGACAGCCGGAGTGACTTCCTCGAAGACCTGCAGTACTTCGATCCCCGGTTGCTTCAGTTCGTCAGCCATTACTGGCTCCTTTCATTACACTTTCACCGTGAGGGGGCCATCTAGCCCACGCTCCGAAGATTCTGGCACGCTGGACCCGATTATGGGAAGCTGCCGACCCTTGATGCGCGGGGCCCGGAGACCGTTACGGCGTTGGATGTCTGGGTAGGGCTCCACCCCCGGCCCGGTAAGTGAGCTCGGCGCCGGTGTGTAGGCGTCCCCACTGGACGACACGCCCGGCTCGAGCGAGTAGCGCTGCTCCTCGGAGGAGGAGGAGGCAGTGCGAGACAGCCCAAGGATGCGCACTTGAATGGCACGGGCCATCATGACGCCAAGCGGGGTGAGCCTGGCGGTTCTTTGCACCTGGAATGGAAGCGTGACGGACGTGGCGTACCACCCATCCGCCCCGTCTCCGGCTACGATGGCGCCGGCAGGGGACGGTGAGCCGTAGCCGATGTCCTGCCCGATCTGATAGAAGCCGGACTTCTGGAGGACGTCCCGAAGGATCCAGATGTGCTCGCCGGCGTGGAAGGCGAGCCTCTCGGACTCCAGCGGAACCCTCGAGCAGCAGTTCATGACCATGGTGCCAGGCACGACGACGGCTTTCGTCTTCGCCCCAGTTCGCAGGTCCAAACTGGCCATGTCATCGAGTCCGAGCGTCTGCATTCGCATCGGAGCTCGCGTCAGGGCGATGGCCGGACGGGTGCCGATGTCCTCCGTCTTCACGGGGGCTTCGTCTTGGATGACGATGTCCGTCTCCTCGTCGGGGGACCAGTGATAACTGCCCTTCGGCTGGTAGGAGAAGAGCGTCTGCAAGAAGTCGATGAGCGTCTCGCGCACGAACTCGATCGGAGACGCCCTGAACAGGTCGTGCTGCTCACATGGGTCCGTTCTTGTGACTCTGTGGCTCACCTGCTCCTCCAACTAGAGTACAAGTCGAAGATAGAGGGCACCTCATCCGACTCGAAGTTCGCAAAGTTGTGCGGGTTGGAGAAGTTACGCGCCGGCGACAGGTAGACGTCCCGAAGCGCTCTGTCCATCAGCAGCGGGACCGAGAACTCGATGTCCTTGGGCTCGAGCTCGTGCATGCCTATCTCTTGGTGAAGGCCCGCACGGTGCTTCTCCGTTTGACTGACCGTCTCGACGCGCCACCTTCTGTTCTCTGCTTCGATGACCAGGTCATCAGGCTTGAGCTCAGGGAAGTTGGGCATCCTCATGGTCGTGTTCGACTGCTGCGTCTTGTGCACGTTGAGCACCTGACGCGACTTCGTAGAGGGGTCGATCTGCGCCCACGCCTCGATGGGGTGCATGTACCCCCCAAGGAACCCTGTGTCGAAGCAGTCTCTGCACCCGCTCTGCCGCCTCTTGTTGAGCTTGGGGTTCCAACAGGTAGGGCAGCGCTGCCCAAAGGTCCGGACCGGCAAGATCCACAGCCGCCTGCCAGCGAACTCTTGCATGAGCAGGTGGATGTGGCGACGAATCTCCATGGCGATGAGGTCCGGCTCCGGGGTGTTGGAGAAGGGCCCGAAGTCCGCGGTGGCCTCATCGCTCTTTCGCGTCACCTGGATGCGGTAGTAGTACCGCCGCCACCGGTGCGCGACTTGAAGCTGCGTGTCGATGAAGATGTACTGGTCTTCGAAAGGCTCCGTGATGCGGGTCCACGGCCCCTCCGGAGACTCCGAGCGGTGGATGGTGAAGGTGTGGTCGTAGATGTCGGCAATGGTCGTCCGGATCTTCCAAGACAGCTCGTGGAAGTCGAGGTCCAGTGAGCGGACCTTCGCGTCAACGACCGTGATGCCGACCTGCTTCATCGCCCGGCCATGTACCCAGCGCCGAGACCTGCGGCGCCGACGGCTGCTGCGGGGACAGCCACCATGCCTGCAGCCGTAGCCGGGCTCATCTTCGCAATGGTCGAGAACCGCTTGGAGCCTTGGGTCAGAGCGCCTTTGAGCCCCTCCTTACCGTAGCCCTTCGAGGCAGATCGGCCAACCTGGCGCATACCACCCAAGACGGCCTTGGGGAGACCCAAGACCCCCGCCGCCTCCTTCATCCGCATCAGCTGAGCGGCCATCTTCATTCGCATGGCTGCCTCTTTGGGACTCGGCGTCTCCGGCATACCCTCGGGGGCCGCGGCCACTTCCACGGCCTCCGGAGGTGGCTCTGGCATCATGCCAACCGGCGGGGGCGCGGTAGGGAAGCCAACAAGCTCGGACGAGGCGAGCTCGAGGTCGAGCATCCGCTTCTGCAGACAGACCGCGTCTCGCATCTTCCAGAGCTGCCTCGAGGACTCCATCTCCGCGTCGCGCTGCTCGCGCGTCGCCATGTCCTGTTGGTCAAGCTGGATCTCCTGCTGAAGCAGACCGAGCGCCTTCGGCAGAAGAGGCGTGCCCTTGAACTTGTCGAGCCAGTCGTCGGGGCCTCCGCCCCCACGGCCCATGTTGGTGGAGAAGAAGGACGAGTGGGAGGCAACCTTGTCGATCTGCTTCTCTTTCTCCGATCGCGCATACGCAGCCTTCAGGAACACGTCGAGCATGACTACCTCCGACCCAGCCTGGTTTTGACGAACTTGCCGATGGTTTTGAGAGGGGGACCCGCCGCCGCCGCCGCACCGGCCCCGATGGCCGCACCCGTCGCTGTCGCCGCCCTCGGGTTCTTGTCCGCGAACTCGGAGTAGGCGAGCCGCATCTTGTCGCGGGCGAGCTCCGACTCCCCGCTGGTGCCGAGCTCACCCCGCTTCGACTTGCGCTTCTGCTCGTCGACCTTCTCCTGGAGCTTCTTGGTGGCGCCGCCCTTGATGGAGGCGTACGTGAGCCCGCCGGCGAGGAGCGCGCCCGGTACGGCGTAGGGAGCTCGCTTCTTGGCCACCTCGAGCATCTTGCTGGCGGCCGATGCCTGCTTCTGCTCCGGAGTGGCCTGCCCCTGTTGCCCCGGCACCTGCCCGGGGGGCTGACCAGAAGAAGTGGGTCCCCCGGCGGGTGCAGTCGGGGGCGCAGGGGAACCGGCTGCCGGACCCTGCTCAGGGGGAGGGGACCCTTCGCTGGGAACTTCCCCGCCAGGAGACCCGGGAGGCGGGCCGGGAGGGGGGCCCGCAATCTGTGCTTCCGCCCCAGCAGTGGGGTCGGACATGAGGACGGATTGAATCTGGTCCTTCATTGCCAAGACACCTTGGCGCATGTTCGCGGCGAGCTGCTTGTGGAGCAGCACGTCCTGCATGGCCTTGATGGCCTGCGCTTGGGAGTTGGCAGCCGTGGACTGAGCCATGGCGGCCGTTTGCACTGCTTGTTGCTGCACCGCCTGCGCCTGCTGCTGCGTGTCTTGCACTTGCTGTTGAAGCGCCGCGGCCTGCTGCTGAGCCATCATGGCCTGCTGCTGCGCCTCTCCGAGCTGCGACTGCGCTGCCTGGGCTTCTTGCGTGGCCATGTCGGCCACCTGCTTGTAGTAGTCGGAGCTCGCGCGCTCCTCCGCGTCTTGCCCCTCCCGCTCCTTCTCGATGTAGTCGGACAGGGCCGGATCGACCCCAAGAGCGCCGGTACCCTCGAGGTACCTGGTCGGGTCGACCATCGGAGGCTGGTTGATGCGCTCACTCGAGTCGCCTTGCGGATTGTCCCCATGAGCCGCAGAGGCCGCCAGGTTGTCGTCCCCTTGGGCCATGTCGTCGAAGGCGAGCTTGATGTTTCGAATCATCGCCGCCTTGGAGATGGTCTTGTGAGCCTGAGCGCCGGCGAGCTCGTGCCCAGCAGTGCCGCCCACAGCAGCACCGCCAAGACCTCCAAGTGCCGCCAACGCCTTCGCGGCGCGAGGACCGCGCTTGGTGCCGTAGCCAATGGCCGCCCCAATGCCGGTACCAAGTAGGCCGCCTTTCAGCCCTCCTGACAGCGCCCCAACGACCTTCTTCTTCCGAGCATACGCTTTGGTCTCTGGGCTCGAGGACGCCATCAGACTCCCTCGGAGCTCATGAATGTCCTCCTGTTCCTTCTGCAGGCGCTTGAGCTCCCGCCTGGACATGCCTTCGCCGAGCTTCATGAACCCGACCCGCATCCGCATGGAGGCTGCCTTCTGCTCCATGGAAAGCGGCTCCTTCCCGTCCTGCTCGGCCATCTCCTCCGGGTCCGCCTCGTAGGGGAGAAGCTGCCACAGCCGATCGACGTGCATCTGCTCTTCCGCCATAAAGGCCTCGAGGTCGAACTTCATCGGGTTGTCCCCGACGAGGTTGCGAAGAGCCGCGAGCTTGGCCACAGTCTCCTGCTCCAGCCGAAGAGTGATCTTGATGGCCTCGATCGGGTCGGTCGTCGCCGGCGGAGGATCAATCTGCGGAAGGTGGGCCCCTCCACCGAGACTCGACATGCGACGCAGGTACCACTCAAGGTCCTCGAGGTCGTCCTCGGCAAACTCCTGGAAGTTCTCCGCGAGCTCGCCGCGGAAAGGCCCACGGATGGTCTGAGAGTACGTAGCGTACGCGTACATGATGGTCATCTTGGCCTTGACCATCTCCGCAAGACCCTCAAGCACTTGGGCGACGGGGACAGGGAACTGCCCCTCGATGGCCCCGGTCGTGTCTGGCGGGTCTCCGATCGCAGCGTGCTTGACACTGAACCAGGCGTCCGCCTTGAAGCTCAAGGGCAGGTCGCCGACGATCGCTCGTTCGAAGTCGTTCATGATCACTCCACGGTGCAGACGACCCAGGCCCCGTTCGTCTCATGCATCCAGAACACGTACGGAACGGTGGTGGGTGGGTTGTGGACGACGCCGCTGACCGCCCCACTCCTGGACAGGCCGAGCAAGGGGCGAGAATCCTCCGGCCCAGCGGAAAGCGCGACAACTTGCCCTGGCGTGCTCCTCCCAAAGGCCACGCACCCGTCCACGGCGAAGACCACCACGTCCCCCAGGGCAGGCACGGCCGCGATCTGAGCATGGATGTCCTCGACGAGGAGCTTGTTCGGGTTGTTCCGGCCGGGTACCGCAGCGAACGTAACAGCGCCGGCGGGGGCGGTGAACGTAAGGGTCTTGCCGACGAGCCCCTCGATCCCCTGCACAGCCTTGTTGTTTCCGCAGATGATTCCACCGTTCAGGAACGTGTCCATGTGCAACATGCTGCTGAACTTGCGCGTCTTGAATGCCATGTCCTTGCCTCAGTTCTCGTCGAGAATGCTCCGGTCAATAGCTCGCGTACGTGGCATTCGTCGCCCAGTACTCGCTCGCCACTCCGTACGAATCCATGGCGTCCTCGATGTTCATGCCGACCTTGGCCCTGGTCTTCTTCTGCTCTGTTTCGTTCTTGAAGAGCTGCAACCAGTTCATCAGAAGACCCGTCTTGTCGTTGGCGCCGACGTTCAAACCACCGTCACTGTAGTTGATGTGGTTGCGCGTTTGAAGCAGCCCCACCGACTCGATCAAGTTGATGGCGGTCATCCGCGTGAGAAGGTGCCCCTGGTGCTTCGCGAGAAGCTGCTCGAGCGTGTACTCGGTAAAGTGCGGGGTGCCGTTGAAGTCCTCGACGGCGTCCATGACCGCCCAAGCAATCTGACGATCCGACGACTCGACGCCCCGCACCAACCGATTGAGCTCGGGGTAGTCGCGAAGGAACACCCGAACTTGGTGCACGAACATGATGAACGTGCGCGACATCCCGGGGATTCCTTCTAGCGACATCAGCTGCTCCTTCTACGCGCCTTTCGAGACTGCCGCTTGGTGGATCGGGCCCTCGCTGGATCCGGCTTCTCCTGCTCCGCCGGCTGTTCGGGCTCTTCCTCTTCGGCCTCCTCGGATTCCTCCGCTTCAGCCTCGAAGGCCTCAGCGCTGTCCTCGTCTTCCTGACTCGTCGCCGGCATCGTATCACTGCCGTGCGCCGGTGGCAGCTTGAGCTCGTCGAGATCCTCATCGACGATCTTCTCCCGAGAGGCAATGGCGGGCTTCGGCAGATCGAGGTCGCCCGTGATGTCCGCCTCTTCGCCGATGCTCTTCGCATCGAAGTGCTCCATCTGCTCCTTACCAATGAGGTCGACTTTCATCCCCCCATCAGATGCGAACGGGATCGGCGGGGGCTTTGGGGCCGGGTCGACAGAGAACGAGCCGTCCTCCTTGAACCTGACCCGCCTGCCGTCCATCGATCGTACCTCAAGGATGCCGACCAACTCTCGCCTGAGCACGTCGGGCAGGATCTTCTTGAGAGTCTCGAGCCCGACGGGCGTGGGCCTTCCCCTCAGCACACGCACCCCGTTGTCGAGCTTTTGCGCCAACCCCTTGTGCGTCGGGTTGGTCGCCCGCGCCGTACGTGTATGACGACCGCGCGATGTGTTCACCAACAAGAACTGCTCCATAGCTTCCCTCCAATGGAAAGAGCGCCGGCACCATCTGCCGGCACCGACGCTCTCCATGATACCACGCTATGCGCGTGGGCCCGCTGATCAGAAGGAGTCGATCTGCGGGAACTTCAGGCCCTGGTCCACGCGGTTGTTGACCGCACCGAGCGCGTCCTCGTCCACCGGCACGAAGTTGGTCAGGAGACCCTGTGCGTCGTTCGACGTCGCGTCGGCAGAGTACAACTCCATCTTCCGGACGGAGGCGATGTTCGCAGCGCACATGGCGATGTCTTCCCACGCCTGCCAGAAGATGTTGTTGGCCACCTTGTCGATGTAGAACTTGGTGTTGTTGAGGATGTAGAACTTCCCGAAGAAGTCCGGCTTGGTGAACACGTACAGGTTGCCCGGACGGAGGATGTCCGTCTTGATCGTGCGGATGTACGCGCGGCCGAGCAGCAAGTTGTACTTGTACCCGTCGGTCGTCGTCTCGGACTGGAGCTTGTCGCCGAAGTCCTCGACCGTCCACTGCAGGATGTCGTCCCAGTCGACTTCCGTCAGCAAGATGCGGTCGGAGCGAAGGCGGTTGCCGTCGAGCATCTTGAAGAGGTTGACCAGGTCGGGCCGCTGAAGCGGAAGAACCGTCTGGTTCGGGACGCCAGCGGCCTGACGCGCGAGCTCGCCCTTGCGGACGGAGAACTCGACGACGTTGCCGGCAGCGATCTGCACGGAGTCGAGGGTCTTGACGACGCCGCCATTGGCCTCCTGCTGGAGAGCCTGAACCGCCGCTTCGATGTGAAGCGTGAACTCGCGGTCCTCGATCTCCTGGATGTCCTTCACCGAGTTCTCTTCGATGATCTTGGTGATGGGCATCTCGTAGGCGGACAGTTCCTGTTCCGTCTTCTGGAACATCTCCGAAGAGATGGTGAAGAAGGCGACTTCGAAACGCTCACCACGGATGAACCGGGCCTCGGGCTGACCCCGGAAGGTCATCGCCATGGCGCGGCTCTGCGGCTCGATGTCCACGATCTTCACGAGGGTGTCATGGTTGACGGACCGCTGGCAGTCGGCGCGGGTGACGTTTTGCGGGGGGATCACCTTGCGCGAGTACGCGACTTCGCGCAGGCGGTCACGAACGTAGGACCCACCGTACTCGGCGGCCTTCTCTCGGCCCTCGGGGCTCGAGATCTTGTTCATGAACATCTCATTGAGGACACGTGCCGGAACGCTCATCTTGTATCTCCTTTCACTGAAACCCTGGGATCGTCCCGGTCATCAGAAGTTGCGGGTTCCAGACTTGAACCGGAGCCAGCCGTTCGTCGGCAACTTGGTGACGTACCCGAAGACGGGCGCGGCATCGCCGGCCCCGCCGTGGCGCATGAGTCCCGAGTACTTGCGAGTCGCTCCGTTGGTCGTGAGCTCGATGACGGCCACCTTGAGAGGCTGACCGACAGCGGTGATGCCTGCCCCAAGGGCGGCGTCGAAGATGCGGGTCTGCGCTTCGTACTGCTCGTTGGCGAGCCAGAAGACCGGCATCTTGTTCTCGGCGTTCGCGCGAACGTCGTAGCGGCCGCGCTCGGCGAAGAGCGGGCAGGACAGGTACACGGCGTCGCCTGCGGCGGCGGTGCCTGCAGCCTGTGTGATGTCGGCGGACCTGACGAGCTTGCCAGCGGCATTGATCGTCAGCCACTCACCATCGAACAACGCTGCCGCGTGGTACGGGTTGGTGAGGTTCTTGTCCGCAACGGGGATGTCTCGACGCTGAACGGCCATGAGGTCCGACTTCAGCTCGAAATTGACCTTTGCAACACTCATTCTGGATCCTCCAGGTCACGAGCAATCAGTCGATCTGACCGGTCAGCCAAGAAGTCAGCTGGTCAGACGACCCTGTTTCAGTTCCCTCGCCCCGGAGAGCCATGCCGACACCCATGTCGGGGCCGACCATCTCCACGGCGCGTTGATACTCCGCAAACTTGCCCTGTTCGGCCATCTGGTCGAGGTTGTCAGCCAGCCGGTCGACGGGCACGTCACGATCGATGCCCTTCGCGTGCATCTGCTCGGCGAGCTTCGTGGAGCGCTCGTGCTGCTCCATGTTGGCCACCTTCGTACGAAGGGCAGTGTTCTCATCCGATAGAGCCCGGATGGTCTGGGCAGCGGTCTTCAGCATGTACTTGGCTTCGGCTGCGCTGAACTTGGGTTGCATGTCAGGCCTCCTCTGCCAGTCGGTTGAAGAGCGCGCGGGCGGCCGAGGTCGCGTCGATCGAAGAGATCTTCGCACCGGACTCGTCCGTCTTGGCGAAGGCGTTCTGCAAGACCTTGTCGTGAGGCGCCGAGAAAGCAGGCTCGTCGACGTAGTCCGGCATGTCCTTCTTCACGAAGGGGGCCTTGACCGACCGCTTGGTGGCGTCTGCGACGCCCTCAGGAGTGGTCGGAAGCATCCCCTTGTTCTCCCCGGACGGCCCGGGGTCGGACGCCTCGAGCGTCTGGGGCTCGGGAGCGTTGTGCGCAGCCGTGATGTGCGCAGGGTTGATCGCGTCTTCCGCGAGCTTGCGGATGAGACCGATCTGCGAAGACGCGGCCTTCTCTTTGCCCGAAAGAGCCCGGTACGCCCCGTACCCGGCCCCAAGAGTACCGAGTCCGAGAGCGGCCCCAGCAAGCGCCTTGTTGCGTCCGCTCATGTTGCGGATACGCTCGACGATGCCCACGCCCTTCCTCACATCCGACGGCTTGACCTTGGGGGCGGCCGACGGCTTCGGAGCGGAGGGCTTCGGAGCAGCGGAGGGCTTCGGAGCGTTGCGACCCTTCTTGCCCTCAAAGGGGACGTAGGACTTCTCTCCCGCCCGTGCGCGGTCTCGATCGAGCTTTTCCTCGGCGGTGGCCATGATGCGTCCCATGGCCTGCTGCCTCTGCTCATCGACGACGCGCCCAGCGGCGAGTTTCCGAATGCGCTCGATCTGCGAGACCTTCGAGAAGCGAGTGCTGTCCCCGTCAGGAGACCAGGACTTCTCCGCGTCGGCGCCAGGCCGGTGGTCTGCATCGTTGTCCAGGGCGGTAGCGGCATCGACGGCATTGGGAGCCACCTTGCCGGTGCCTGGGTTCATGGGCGGTTGGTTGCCCGACGTCGCCTGCCCAGAGTCCTCACTGATGGGCGGGCCATCCATGGACTCGGTGACGTCGAGTGCGCCAGGTCCGTGACCCGGCGACGTGGGTGCGTCCTGCGCTACCTTACCGAACGTCACTTCGGCGTAGTAGTCGACAGCAGAGGCGAGCTTGTGCGCGTACTCTCGTGAGATCGGCTGGCCCTCCGGAGGCGCGCTCGCCTCCTTCCGGTTCCCTCCGACCTCGAGCTGCGAACGAGCCGCGGCAGCGATCTGACCAGAGTCGATCGCAGACGTTGCCCCTGCCATCGCGTGCTTCAACATCTGCTGAAGCGTCGGACGTGCAGCTGCGTGTGTCATAGGAACCTCACTTTGCGACTTGAAAAACGCCCCGGCCATCTTCGGCTGAAGTGACTTCTGAGAACTCTCTCCTGCATCAGAGGCCATCGGGGCACCGGTGTTCACTCGGGAGTAGTTGGTTCGAGCCCCGACCTGCGCGCTCCCCGGCTTCTTGCTGAGATCAGCCGTCAGCTTGGGAGCAGGTGTGGTCGGTACTTGAACTGCAGGCAGGGGAGACATGGTCGCGGTCGGCGCCACCTGAGCGGTGCCTTCCGGGTTGTTGACCATGCCTACTCCTGTCGCTGCCATTGGGTGTTCCTAAGGGCTCGCCCTTACTCCCACGTGACCGGGTAGCCGGCCGCTTCGATGAGCTCCAACGAACGAATCTCGACGGCGCCGTCGACGTCGTTCGCATACGCGATCTTGGTGTTGTCCTCGTCGACGAGATCGAGGTTGATGGCGGAAACGATGCGCGTCGACGCCTCATCAGCATCCCAGCCGGCGGACGCGCACTTCTCGACGGCAAGCTCGAGAGCGAGCTCGTTGAGCGCCGCCGCCGAATCCTTCTCGCGACCGGCGAGAGCGTAACCCGTGCCGCCGAGGGCCGCAGCGCCGCCTCCAGCGGCAAGGCGAGCCTTGAGAGAACGGGCCTTGTGGGCCGCGATCTCCTTGGCGAGGTTCTTCTCGATCTTCGCGCCGCCCGGAACGTGGCCAGTGCGACCCTTGAGCTCCTTGAGGAGCTTGGCCTTGCTGCGTCCGGTGCTTCCGGTAAGGGCAGAAAGAGCCTCAGCCCCGTAGCCTGCCGCAGTTCCGCCAATGCGCATGGCCTTGCCCTTGGCCTTGTTGAGGAACTCGCTGCCGCGCCCGGCTTCTTTCTCGATCTCACCGAGCTCGTTCCAGAAGCTGTGGGCCATGATCTGACCCATCTCGGTGGCCTCGGCGAACTTGACGTGGGATTCCTTCTTGGACGCGTACTCCTCGGCCGCCTTGCGCTTCTTCTCCTCTTCGTCGTCCTCATCGCCGTCGTCAGAGGCGGTCTTGCCCATGACGTGCTCGTAGAGCTCGGCGATCTGCGCGTCGGTCATCTGGTGCAGGGGCACCCCGGCCTCCTTGGCGAGCTGGACGAAGGTCTCGGCCTCGGCCTGCTTCGTCTGCTCTTCGATCATGTCCGGGGTGGCGTTCGTACCGAAGTACTGTGCGAGGAACTCGTTCATGTCTTCACTCCTTCACTGGATTCGAATCAAAGCACACGTGTTCCTCGAGGGTAGTCCCTCTCCACGCCGACCGTTGTGGCCTGTGCCTGGTTGATACCCACCTCGTCCCAAAAGGCGTTCTTGACGTACGCCACCGAGAGCGGGGTGAAAAGTTGTTCAACGGGTGCGGACGCGCACTTGTGCAGCTCTTCAGGAGCTCCGGTCTGTTGACCGACTTCAACTGCTTCTGGGACGAATTGCATGAGCGACTTCCTGTACCCGTTGTACGCGGCTCCTATCTTATGCAGAAGAGGGGAGAGTTGGGAAGCGGGTCTATTCTTTCCACCGCGGTCCCCGACCATGATGATGGTCACCCTCTTCTCTACTGCAGGACCGAAAGAAGAGCGCGAGTCAAAGAAGGGTTGAAGCAGTTTGGCTATCAGTGGGCTGAATCGCTCTTTCGACAGCCCTACTTCTTCCTCTTCTTCGACTCGTGGAAAAACAATGTTGCGGCGGTCCAGGTCATCGGCTTCTCTTCCGAGTCCGAGCCGGGACAGCATGAGCCGCTGGAACTCCCGAGGGCGCATCACCATGCCCAGCCCGCCGGAGGTAGATAGAACGTCCCGCATCGGCTTCTTCGCCAGCCGGTCCAAAAGGTCGTTCGACAGCGACGGCTCCCTGTGGGTCAAGAGAGGGACCGCCGACGCGGCGAACTGTGAGGGCACGACGTCCTTGGTGATCTCGGCGCGCTTGAGCTTGGCACCCTTGCCCATGAAGGCTTGCTTGAGTAGATCGTCGGCGAGCTGCTGGGGCGTGAGCACGGCAGCCGCGGCCTTCTCCGACCACCCCTCTGTGTACCCCAGGTCCTCGGCTACTTCCGCCGACGGACGAGACCAGAAGAAGTGGTAGCTGCGCTCCGCCGCCTCCGCGATCTTGAGCATGGCCTTGGCGGTCTTGTCCGCGCCGATGAACACGCCCGAGATGTCGAAGAAGCGAGGGTAGTCGTTGTACACGAACACCCTGCGCCCATCCGGGAAGATCCGGTTCATCATGGTCTTGGCGTGCACGCAGTAGTCCTTGCGTGTGATCGCCAGACCTCGGATGCCCTGCCCGCGCTGGGCAATGAGCTTGCGATGGAACTCGAGGACGGCCTGACCGGGGTGCTTGTGGACCCCGGGGTCGAACGTCGCCTGGGCTTCCCGGTACAGCGGCCAGTCTAGGCAGATGGAGCAGTTGTGGACGACTCGTCCTTCGGCGACGTACTGCTCCATCTTCTCAACCGACAGGTTGTAGACCTCCTGCTCGCCGTCCAGCTCTTCAATGGACGTCACCGGCGTCAGCCAGTACCCCTCCCAGAACAACGACTTCGGCGACTCCCAGCCCACTTCTCGGGGCTTGACCTTGGTTGACCTACCTAGAAACTTCTGCGCCTGTGCCGCAGCCAGTACCAAGTACCAGCAAGCATCGCTGTTTTCGTAGCCGGACCCACTCCCCGCATAGCACACGGTTGCGGTGATACGTTCCTGCAGAAGTAGCCGCTGCACGTCCAAGAGCAGCCCGCGGTTTACCGACGCGATACGAACCTGCCCTTTGTCCTCGTCAAACGAGCCGTCCGTGTCGATGTAGGCGCCTACGAGTTCGAGCTTGGCTTCCAGCGGCCAGTCGAACACCTGCTCGTCCAGACGCTTACCGCGGCCTCCACGGCCGCCCACTTCCTGCAACCATGCAGCCGCTTCCTGGTCGTACACAGAAACGATGCGCGCCTTCCGGCTGCATCCCGCATCGTACACGCATGGCTCGTTCTGTAGCCCGGCCTCTGCCAGTGTCAAAAGCAGACGGCGTAGATGCTCTTCTTCCGAGGAGCCCACGGAAAAGCCCACGCCCATGTCGCGGTACTCGCCATCCTTCTTCTTGCCGGTGCGCTGCTTGATGATGTACCCGTCCCCCAAGTAGTAACCGAGCATCCGTGCGCGCGGCAGCGGCACATCGACACGGCTGGGCGACGGTTGGGCGGGCACCACCATGTAGTCGCCCGGACGTACGTCGGCCGCAGCCGCCCAGGTCATCCGGAAGTGCAGCTCCGCACCACATCTCTGGCAAAGCCGCGCGTAGTTCTTGTCGGGGGAGTGTCGACAACGACGCCCGTTTGCCGTGCCCTTGCAGGCACGCACCTCCTCGCGCCGTACTATGAGAAACGGGTGGTTGCTGGTTGGAGTGATCGCGGGCAAGCCGGATGCGACGATCCTCAGCAAGTCGTCGGCTGATCTCTTCATCACAGCAGTGACGGGCAGGTACTGCCCGCCATCAGCCAGTACGCACTCCCCGACGACAACCTGCTCGATGGGCTTGTTGCCCAGCTCCGTGCGCACCAGCGTGCCCGCAGGAAAACAAGTGTCGAACGGGACCTTGCAGCCCATGCTCACGTCGAACATCTGCCCGGCCGCGAGCTTGTCCCAAAGACCGGTGCCACCAAAGCGGTAGCACGGCTCCTTGTCGAGCCGAATGACGAGCTCGACGCGCTTCATGTCCGGGTGCCACGAGGCGAGCTCGACGGCACCGAACGACTTGGTCATGTCCTTGTTGCGATGGTGGGCGAAGACGCCGGCGTTGTAGAACGTCGGGAAGCCGTACGGCCAGCTCTGCGCGAGGACGCGATCGAACTCGGGAACGCCGGTCCACGTGTCCGGCTTGTGGATGAGCGCCTCTTCAGGGAACCAGTCGCCGTTGATGTTGGACCCGAAGTACTCGCCCGCCGCCATGGCGTTGAGCAGCGCGTACTGCGAGTTGTTCTGCGGGGTCAGCTGGTCGATGTAGTCCAGCACGTCGGGCAGCAACGTCGGCGCAGCGATCTTCTCGAACAGCGCGTCCGTCCTCGTGTTGTGCAGAGGAAAGACGTGTTGCCCGTGCTTATCGATGCCGGGGAAGAAGGCTGCCTTGATCATCCAAGACGTCCCAGGGCGTGGCTGTACTCCGGTTTCATCGACACGTTACCTACCCCGCGACCTCTGTAGGCCCTCGGATCCGTCTCGATCTGCATCCGACGTTGCTCCCTGGCGAGCTGCATCTTCCGCGCGTAGTCCTGCGTCGGGTCATCTCTGGGCACATCGGTCAGGTGCTTCATGCCCATCTCCGTGCCCTTACCGATGTTGCCCATGTAGCCCTGTTGCAGCATGGTCTCGGGCATCCGAGCACTTGCCGCCGTGTTCGCCGCATTGAATGCGCCTTCTGGGGCCTCGTTGAGGTTGCGCACGAACGCGCCGGCGACGAGCGGGTCCCTGGAGTACTTCGGGTTGATCCGACGCAGCGTCGAGAACGCGGCGTTGACCATCTTCGGGTCCTGCTTGTGCATCTGCCGCAGGTCCTGATTGAACTCGAGCATCTGGTTGAAGTCGCGCTTCTTGGTGACGGCGTTGTAGGCCATGCCCGCCAGATCCCCGATACCTCCGACAGCGGCACCGGCGATCGGGGCGGCCAAGGCGATGCCCGCGGCCGTGCCGACGGCCTTCGCGGCCGGGCTGCTCATCCAAGCCGGCACCGCCTCCTTGCCCATACCCTGGTCAAAGGCGAACTTGACGAAGTCTTTGATGGGGTCCATCAGAACAAGCCTCCCATGGGCATTCCCTGCGCGGCCATCATGGCGCGGTACTCGGGATTGTTCTCCTGCTGCCGCCTGGCGATCCGCGCCTTGTACTGCTGAGACCCAGGCAAGTACGGGAGCGACGCCTGGAGCGGGTAGCTGGTGGATACCTGATCGGATAGAGCTTTGGCACCGAGAAGACCAGCGGCAACAGGAGCGCCCTTGATTCCCCACTCCGTGGCGGCGCCCAAGGCCGGGCTCTGTGTCGTCCGCTCGACGAACTCCCGGCCCTTCTTGCTGGCCTTGCCGACCGCGCTCATCCCCTTACCCGCCATCTCAACGAGCTTGCCGATGTTCGCGGTCTTGAGGCCTTCCTCGAGCTGCGCCAACTTGATGCCGAGGCCCTGCTGTTGGTAGCGCAGCTCAGCGATCTTCACGAGCGCGTCGCAGTACTCGTGGAATGTCTCGACCAGCGGATGGTGCGGGTTGGCGACCCGCGCCGCGCCGACCTTCTCGATCGAGGCGCCGACGGCGTCGTACGACGGAAAGACCTCGTCCTCGACCAGGCCGGGGGTGATGCGCTCGAAGGCGGCCTTGATGAACGCGGGGTTGTCCGTAATCGACGACCAAGCTTGAACGACCTGACCGAGGCTCGTGCCCTCGAGCGCGGCCTGCTTGGTCTGGTGCTCGAGCTCGCGGGCGATGCTGTCGTACAGCACCTCGGTGGAACTGAGCTCGGAGCTCACATGGGCGTGCATGCCCGCGAGCTTGTCGCGCGCGTCCCAGAACGGCCGGAGGGGCTCCTCGAACTCGTACGGAGACGGGTCGGCGCCGAACATACCAGCGATGGCGCCCTCACTCGTGTCCCAACCGCCGAACCCAAGGCTTGCCTGCTTCTCCTCCGGAGGCTGGTCGTAGTCGCCGGTGCCGGCGTCGAACACCGTCCCCCCGCCCCCGTCGTTCAGGTCCCGAAGCACGTCGGAAGGGTCGGCGAGCACGCCCCCGCCGAAGTCCACGTACTTGTGGCCGCTCGACAGCTTGTGGAACTCCCGGAGGAAGGCGTCGGTGTTGGCGAACTCCACCACACGGCGAACCTGCTCGGGGCTGAGCCCTGCCTTCTTCACCGTCTCGACTACCGCCTCACCAAGAGTCGAGGGGCCGCATCCACTGTCTTTCCTCTCGTACCAACAAGCAGAAGCCTGCTTCCCAAGCACCTCCAGGTCTTCTCCACTGACGGGCCGCGCGTGCCTCTGTTGAAAGATACCTTGACGATGCAGCTCACTCATGGACCACTCCTGTTCGCCAAGTAGTACCACGCTTCTGTCGCGAAGGGAAAGTCATGGACAAGGTCATCACGGCGTACAAAGCGGCTCGACTGCTCGGCTGTCGGTACTCTCTTCTGTCGCGCATGGCGGAAGAAGGGGTACTAAGAAAAGTACCAATCGAAGAGTACAAGAAGCTCTTCCCAGGCAGCCGAGCGAAGTACGTCTTCCACGTCGAGGACATCAAGAAGCTAAAAGAAGAGAGGGAGAAGCAGAGGTACAGAAGGAGCGGCGCGCTTGCCGACGACGTGTCCCTGCTCAAAGCCAAGATCGCGCAGCTGGAAGACGAAGTGCGCAACGTCTCCTTCGTCATCGGCATGGTGCCGTACGAGATCCCAACCGAACGCCAACCCATGTTGGCGTTGATCCACAAGGCGAACTCGGACGTCGACGAGCTGCCCTTGGATGCCACCGAGGTCATTCGGTGGTGCCGGGTGTTCATGAACATCGACCAGGCCTTTTTCAGACGGGCCGAGCCGCTCACGAACGCGCGGCCGTGGGCCTCACTCATGAACCTGAGCCGGCACCTGCAGGCACACCTGCCGGCACACCAGCTCTACCTGCGCCCGTTGATCCTGCGCGCCCGCACGGCGCTCAAGGCGACCGTCCTACTGTACGAGCTCGGTGGAGATGCGCGGGGGCCTGCCGACGCCGGGCTGGACTCCCGCATCATGTCCACCATGCTCCTGCTCAATCCTGATCTACTGTCCCATCATAGTCCCCATCGAACATCGGGTGCCCCCTTCCTTCGCCAGAAACTTCTTTTCTAGGCGTGACGATGTCCGGCCTTGGCCGAATGAGCATCGAACCGAGCGTCATGTACAGAAGTGAGTGGAAAGTGTCGTCCGGCTTGTCGGGGGCGTGCTTGTAGACGATCTGGTGGCGCTGCTCGTCGTACTCGCTGTAGATGTTGAGCATGTCGCCGGCGTACGGAGCGTTGCCCCCGGCGTGGAACTCCTCCCATCGAGGGAACTCGAACTGGTGACGCTTGATGGCGTTGAAGATGTCGCTCATCACCTCGGTGCGCGACACGATGAACCGGCCGAGCTTGCCCTGCCAGCTGACTTTTTGACGAGAGCGCGGGAGGTACTGGTACTTCACGAGTCGGTCGGGGCCGAACGCCCGCATCAAGTCGTCGTTGCGGTCGTAGCCGCCACCGTAGTCGGTGCCGATGACCCGAACGTGAAACTGCTGCACCAGCTTCTTGATGAACGCGAGCTGCTTCGGAGGCTCGAGAAGATCGCCCGTGCAGCGGTGCACATAGAAGACCCGCAGCTTCATGTCGACGTACGTACCGAGCGTGATCACGGTATACGTGTTCTCGCCGGTCCCCCAGTCGATGCCCATGAAGATGGGGTTCACGAGGCCGATCTGGCGGTACTTCTTGACCTCCTTCTCCGCCATCGTGATGGCCGGGTTGCACTCGTTCTTGACCTGACCGAGCGTGAGAGGCCGAAGACCGGAGTCGTAGGAGATGCCGAGCGACTCGTTGAGGAACTTCGCTCGCGGGTTGTTGTGGTACTCGTACAGCAGCTCGTCCCAGTCCTTCCACGGAACCATGAGCTGGTTGATGCGGTAGCTCTCGAACGGGGCGTACTTCGGGTGCCAGGCTACGTGGTGCCCCCATTGGGCGTCCTCGTGCATCGGGTACAGCTGCTCTCCGCACTTCTCACAGATCAGACTTTTGTTGCCGATGTTCTTCTCGCCGAGGATGTTCCAAAAGCGCCCAGCGGCCCCCTTGGCGTTGCTCCCGCAGCGGTCGCACGGCACCATCCACTCGCCCTGAGTCGACTTGTTGGCGCGGTACCACTCGATGGTGTTGTCGAGCGACTTCGGGGTGCCGGAGTACACAAACCGGCGCCACTCTTTCGGGGCGTGGGACAGGCAGTGCTCGATGACCGGGATGTTGTCCGAGATGATGTCCTGGATCTCGTCGATCAGCAGCATCCAGGCCGGGATGCCGCGGACACGATCGGCGTTGAGGAACGCGTAGCGAAGCGTGATCTTCGACCGGTTGATGAACTGCTTCTCGAAGATGTTCTGGCTGAGCTTGTGCGTCGTGTAGGCCCGCAGGATGGGGCTCGTCTCGATCGGCTCCTTGACGCGGTCGTTCGAGAACGTTTTGGTCTGCATCGCCGACGGCGACACGTACAAGGTCTTGAAGGCCGGAACGAGGCACGAGTACGTGAGCGCCAAGTTGCCGAGCAGCGTCGACTTCTCGGTCTGACGGGCGCACACCAGAAGCACGCGCTTGGCCTGCGTGTTGTACGGACTCAGGATGTGCCTGCGGCCCTCGAACGAGAAGTCCTCGTAACCCCCGTCTGACTTCGGCATCTTGAAGGCGGCGTGCACGAAGTCGGTCGGGAAGAGTTGGACCCTGCCTTTTTCCTGTATCCTCTTGGCTATGGCCCCTGGGTCCTCATACTCGATCGAAGGTCCGTACTCGGCAGACCAGTCGCCGTCGAGCGATGACAGTTCCGGGTCGCCGGCGAAGTCATCCAACAGCTCCTCGTTCAAGAAGTCAGGAGACAGAGAGCCCGGCATGAAGAAGCTGGCGGGCGGGTTGTGGGGGTCGATCAATCGTTCGGGAGTTTCCATGAGCGGCCAGTACACCCTACGGCCAACCGAGAGCGGATGGTACTTGTCTTTTCAGTTGACTGAGCCGGTAGTGACGAAGTCGAAGGCGCTTCTGTTGGCGTACATCCGTGCGTGGTTCAGAGAGAACAAGATGTCCGTCAAGCGGGCCAAGGTCGACAAGCACCACATCGAGATTCACCTGACAAGAAAGGCCCGTTCGAAGCGATAAGGGTAGCGGAGCAAACAGTACGCCTAACAGACAGGAGACAGCAGATGACAGACGTGAACATGGAGCTCGCGCACGCGTACTCACAAAAGCGCCTGAAGCTACTGGAGGCGAACGACAGCCGCAGCCCGCGAGAGCGGGTTCTCAGCGCGCTGGATAATATCGGCTGGTCCATCAAGCTTTCAGAGGCGCAGCACGCGGCGGACGCAGTCATCTTCGAGTTCGGCTTGACTCACACCATACCGGAGGGGGCAGCCATGGCGAAGAACTTGCGCCTCACACAGCTGCGGTGCTCGGAGCTCACTCTGCACCGACGCAGCCTTCGTGAGAGGCTCGCCGCCGCTCTTTACGACCTCCACGACGCCCACGTGGCCCTCGGAGACGAAGAGATGGCCAAGAAGTACTCCGACGCGCTCGAGGACTTCAGACAGGAGTGCGAAGATGTCCGATGACGACAAGACCATCCTTCACGGGATCGACAAGCTGACCAGCTGGCTGCGCGAAGGCGCGGAGAGCCGGGGCCTGAAGCGCACCGACGTGAACCAGATGGACGTGCCCCCGTTCCTGCGCGGGCGAGGCGTCACCAAAGGAATGCTCTACGACGAAAAGCATCGCGGAAAGGTCAGGCGCGCATCTGCGGGCGCGCTCGGCTTCCAGCTCTCGGACTGGGAAGAGCACGTCGGGTGTCACTGCGCCGGCGAGATCATCCCAGGGGCGCTGTGCCCTTTCAACGATGACATGGCCGACGACGGCCAGGTCATCGTCCAGAAGTGCGACCAGTGCGGGCGCTTCGAAGACGACGAGCAAGCGGCCGAGGCGCTGGCCAACTACCTGGACATCGGCTGGGACGTTGAGGGAAGGACTGCCTTCCTGTATGCCGAGGACAGGGAGATCCGCGTCATCAAGCACCTGATTCAGGGCATAAGGCAGGTGACGGCCCCCGAAGCCGCCATCGAAAGGGCGCTTCCGCACGCGCGTCGCGAGTACACCGCCCTGAAGGAAGTAGAAAAGCAACTGGAGAGCAACCTGGCCCTCGTCAGGCAGCTCATGGAGGACCCGAATGATTGTTGAACAGCTCGAGGCCCTCGAGGCCACGAACAGCAGGAAAGAGAAAGAAGCCATCCTCGAGGGGTCGACCGCACTGCTCCGCGTCCTTCTGATCGCAGCGCTGGACCCCTACAAGCCCTACTACATCCAAGACGTGCGCCTTCCTTCTACCCCCCGTACGACGTTCGCATTCAACGACGATGAGATGTCCTGGTTCGTGTTCCTCAACTTCTTGGAGAGGCTCAACACGAGAGAGATCACCGGCAACGCCGCCAAGCACTACCTCAACGAGATCCTCGGGGACATGCCGTCGGAGATGCGCAAGTGGGCCGCGCGCATCGTACAGAAGAAGCTCAGGTGCGGCGTCGAGGCCAAGACCGTCAACAAGGTCTTCCCCGACATGGTGCCGGTGTTCGAGGTGATGCTCGCCAACGAGCTCGACTGCGCACGCGACCTCGAGGGCAACATCACCATTCGGGAGAAGATCAACTTCCCGGTGTGGTGCGACCGCAAGCTCGACGGCATCCGCCTCGTGGCCATTCGCGAAGGGGACAGCGTGAAGATGGTCACACGCGGCGGGCAGACGGTCGACACACTGCCCACGATCGAAGAGGGCGTTCGGTCTCTGCCGAAGGGCGACTACGTGCTTGACGGGGAAGTGATGAAGAACAACTGGAACGAGACGCAGTCGCTTGTGTTCTCCAAGGTCAACACCGTCAGCGACGCACAAGCCGTCTACCACATCTTCGACAAGATCCCGCTTGAGGTGTGGAAGAGCCAAGGCAAGTCCCTGTCGTACGCGGAAAGGAGAAACGAGATCGAGCAGCCTCCCTGGTGCGTCTTCAACGTCGTGCCCGTGCCGGGAGGGTATGTGCACGACAACGAGCAGCTGCTCGAGCAGTTCGCACACTTCGTCAATATGGGCTTCGAAGGTGCGATGATCAAAGATCCGAATGCCCCCTACGAGTTCAAGCGCTCGAACGCCATCCTCAAGGTCAAACCCAAGAGTACCTGGGAAGGGCAGGTCGTCGGGCACGAGTTCGGCAAAGGCCGGTTGAGCGGGGTGTTCGCTGCCTTCAAGGTGCGCATCGGTGACGTCGTCACGTCCGTGGGCGGCGGGTTCACCGATCAGCAGCGAAAGGACATCACCGCGGACCTCGAGGACAACCCGAAGTGCTACTGGGGCGCCATCGCAGAAGTGGAGGCCCAGGAGATGACGGACGATGGTAAGTTGCGGTTCCCCGTCTTCAAGCGCTTCCGCAACCCCGCAGACAAGTAGAAAGGAGACGCGCATGTCCAAGGAACCAGTGGCGGACATCGTCGCCGTCATCAACACAGACGACAGGGACGGTACCCGGTTCATCCCCATCGGGGTGCTCTGGAAGAGCAACAAGGGCAACCTGAGCGGAGCCATCGACGCAGAGCCCGTCGAGTGGAAGCACGGCGCCTCCCGCAGCGTCGTCATCCGACCCCGGCCAGGGGTAACCATCAACATCACCAACGTTCGAGGAGATGATGAAGAAGAAAGACACAAGCAAGTGGCTCAAGAGCAGACTGAAGAAGAAAGACGGGGCGGCCCGCGCAAAGCTGTTCGGGCACCTCATCGCGCCGTACATCATCGCCGAGGCTAGAAACGACCCACCGGCGGTGCCCGAGGGGTACCCGGCGGCCAAAGAGCTCGGCGACATGGACTACCACCAGTTGGTTCGGGTGCGGGACGAGATGCTCATCCCGTTCATGGAAGCGCACCCGAGCCTGCGCATCTACCACGCCGAGTCGATGGACCGTGTGTTCGAGTACTTGGAGAAAGAAGGAAGCAAATGAAGTTGACGATCCGCGACTGCGGGTATGATTGGTACGTCGTCGAACGAGCGGAACACGAAGGGAAAAGCTGGTTCGAAGCTGACTCTCTGTGCCCTGGAACGGCCAGCTTTCAGCATTCTGGCCGGATCAGTGACGCCGAAGTTGAAGGAACGGCTTCCGAGATGTTGGCCATCGCAGAAGCTATCGAGGAGCGCGGCAGCGTGTCGTTCCGACGGTGCGCCGTGCGCGTCGAGGGCAACGTCGCCCTGTTCAGCTCACCTCGCAACAGTCAACGTGAAGGCATCTGCCCACTCGAGGACGCCGACGAGCTCGTCAAAGAGATTCGAAGGGTCTGCCGGAAACCGGAACTGACGGAGAGGAACGATGGCTGATACCGTCAAGACGAACGACGCGTACCTCGAGCCGTTCAAAGAGCCGCTCGAAGCCCTGCTCTCGGCCGCTCGGGACGGGCATCTTGCTCTTGTTCACTGCACGAGGGTGACCGGGGGTGACATCCCTGTCATGTGCAGCGTCACAAAAGATGGCAAAGAGTACGTTTTCAGGCCCCTGGGCGTACTTTTGGACGAGGAAAGTCTGGCAGACATTCTTCCTCCAAACAGCGCCTTGAAAAAGTAACGAATCCCCTCGTTTTTCCCCTTGACGGGGTCTTGTACTCACGTCAACTACTCGTATACTAGAAGTAGAAAGTAGGCCCCAACCCGGAGGTGGGCCATGATGCAACAGATCGTACGCAAGCAGTTGGCCGAGGTTGAAAAGGCGCTCGTTACCGCGAGTGGCCAAGAGCTCCTGATGCTCCTCGAGCGTCAGTCCGAGTTGCAGAAGCGGCTCGAAGAGCGCAGCCGGAACTACAAGACGGCCGCATGACCTCGTAGACTGAAAACCCCGAACGAAAGACCGAGGGCGCCTCGCAAGGGCGCCTTTTGTCGTTTGTGGAGGAAGATGAGCAGAAAGAAAGAGAATGTAGCTCCGCCCGAAGTGTTCGTCCTGTGGGGAACAGAAGTGTGGCTGGCCCCTGACATGAAGGGCAAGAACAGGGCCTTCCGCGGCTACTGCTACAGCCGCGACACCCCGGGGGCGGAATGGAGAGAGGCTGTGGACGCGCTTCTCACAGAAACGAGCTCCCCCGTCGAGCGTGTCGAAGTCCACCAAGCCATCGTCATCGTCATCTACAAGTCCTCGGCGCGCCGGGAGTGCGACGTGGCCATGGTGCTAGAGCATGCCTCCCAAAGAGGATGACGTCGTTGGGCCGGGCTGGGCGGTGATGCACAACCGCCGACCGTACTTCCCAAGGACGTTCCACAACAAGGTAGATGCCGAGCTCGCCTTGTTCGAGCTGCTGGACATCTACCCGCCTGGCAACGAGTGGCACAAGAAGCTGTACGTCGGGTGGTACGGCGGAACGAAGGCCCCCGTCAGGTTCAAGCCTCCGTACGGCTATCGGTACCGAGAAAGCAACCACGGAACCATGCTCGTCAGCCACCCGTACGAGCAGAACATCATCGTTCTCATCAAAAGGATGCTTGGGCACTACTCGCTCAAGGAGATCGCGAGGAAGCTCAACGACGCCGACTACACGAACAGAAAGAGGGAGAAGTTCAAGAGCGACTACATCCAGGCCATCTTGGACGACCTTCCAACGGAAAGGAGACAGAAGTGAACATCAGGCAGCAAGTACGCGAGTTCATGAAGAAGGCTGATCAGCCCTGCTACGACAGCCCCCGCAAGCCTACCAAGGACGAGATCATCCTGCGCCTGCGCCTCATCTGCGAAGAGTGCACGGAGCTGCTGGACGCCTGCTACATGGGCGGGGCGCCGCACCTCGTGACGAACGTGCGCGACTCCGTCGAGGAGCTGCTCGAAGAGGCGCCCGACGACGAATGGGACGTCTGCCTCGTGGCCGACGCGCTGGCGGACATCGACTACGTCGTAGAAGGCGCCAGGCAGACGTTCGGCATCCACGGCCCGCGCATCGCCGCCGAGGTCCATCGGGCCAACATGGCCAAGTTCGGCCCCGGCGCCACCAAGCGCGAGGATGGCAAGTGGCTCAAGCCGCCGAACTGGCAACCGCCGCAGATCCAGGAGGTGCTCGACCACCAGAACGAGTTCCAGCCAGTCACCCGCGACCCTCGAGTGGTCTCCTACGTGGCCTCCATCAAGGGCTTCCAGGTCATCGTGCCTGGGGACGTCGCCACGACCCTCCAAAACCCGAACTCGTGGATGCTGAACAACGAACCTCTGCCCCCCAATTCCAAACACTACGAGCTCGTGTTGTCCATCATCGACTCCGTCGTGGCTCCGGTCGACCGCATTGAGGTACATCTGGACCGAGTCATCGTGGTCTATAGGCATCTTCGCCGCCCGGTCCACAGCGACGTCTACGAGGTATGAGGCCCAAGGACATGCCCGGTCCCGAGCGGTTTGAGCACGGGACGCGGGCGCGCTACGTCACGGGGTGTCGCTGTGAGCCGTGCAGCGAGGCCAATCGTTCCTACGCGCGCATGAGGCAGAAGTACAACCGTGGCGGGGACTGGAATGGCCTCGTGCCGGCCGACAAGGCCCGGGCGCACATGCTCAAACTCTCGAAGAAGGGCATCGGCCGACGGACCATCCAGGACATCTCCGGAGTCGGTGACACCACACTTCGACGCATCCGCAACGGCACGAAGAAGCAGATTCGCAAGAAGACCGAAGAGGCCATTCTCGCCGTGACTGCGGACGTTCCCAACGAAGTGACCATCATGGGCTCCACCAGGGCCCTGCGAAAGCTCGAACTGCTCAAAAACGAGGGTTACACCGAGGCTTTCCTCGCAGAGAAGCTCGGGTACAAGACCTCAAGACTGCAGTTCAAACGCGGAAGACCCATGATCGCCCGCAACATCCATCGAATCTACAAGCTCTATGAGGAGCTGACCACATGAAAAGCCTCGAGGAGATTGGAGCTGTGAGCCCGAGATACGTGCGCTGCTACGACAATGGCGGCACCACTGCTGACAGGTACACGGTAGTCTTCACGCGAAAGCGTGTGGGCGGCCAGTTCATGTACTTGGGAATGTCACCATACCCAACCCATCCACAAGGCATCGGCATGCACGGGTTCAGTGACGTGCAGATCGACAGACCAAGATACAGGCATCTGGGCAAGAAGATACGGTTCGAGGATCTGCCGGAGACCTGCCAACAGGTAGTCAGAAACGACTACGACTGCCTGTGGCCTCGCCACAGGTAAGCGCGGGCGGCCCCGGCCGCCCTTTCTCTAACTCCTAGTTTGAAGCGGTTTTCTCCGGAACGGGGGTCTGCGGGGCGGCGCCAGGGGAGGGCTTGTAGCTCTTCATCCGGTGATAGGTGCTGGCGCGCTTGGCGGCGAAGTCGTCGTGGATGCCGAAGCTCGAGCAGCGGTTGCCCGTGCCGTACATCGCCCACATCTTGTAGGCCCATCCGCCGCCCTGTCGACCGACGCAGGCCCCTCGGGCCCGAGCGAGTGCGCGCAGCGCGACGTCGAAGCACCGATCGAGTTCTTGTGGGGAGTCGCCGAGCATCCGCTGCGCCCACTTCTCGTCCCACTCGGCCCGCTCCTTGCCGAGCGGCAGCTTGTCGTAGGTGTCGAGCTCATCCTGGGGTATCCACGAGGCGAACTGACGGATCTGGTTGGGCATGATCTGGGCGAGGCACGTCTCCCCCATGGCGCCGCGGCCCATCGGGGCGTGCCCGAACATGATGTCCTCCCGCAGGCCGCTCTCCCACAAGGCTGTTGTGGCCGCGACGCGCGCCAGGCTTTCGGGCCCCTCGGGCCAGCCGCTGGGCGTGCAGTCCTCCCTCACGGTTCCCCATTCATCCCGGCACCTGGCATGCCAGAACGACACCCTGGCGATCGACTCGGCGATCTTGTGGTACCGCTCCTTGGCCTTCGCGCTGCTCTCAGGAAGGACCCAAGCCTCCCGGGCCGGAGACCAGCGCGGCGGCGCACACCTCCAAGCCTTGACCTCGCATTGAGGCGTGAGCGCGCACGCCGGCGAGCCCTGGTTCGTCCCACAGCCCTGAGCGATCTCGAAGCTGTACGGACTGTTGCCTGCGTACTTCTCGCCACCGAAAGCCAGAAGAAGAGTGAAGATCATCTCAGCGAACTTGCTCAACATGGTGCTCTCCTACGCAAAAAGCCTTCCTGAGAAGGCCTTCGGTACGGTTGGATTGAGCGCAGCGTAGGTCGTCTTGCCCGTCCGGTCAACCTCTGTTCTGTTTCTGCGCAAAAAGAAGAAGACTGGGGGCATAAGAGCAGCGCTCTCAGCCCCTACCTCACGAAAGGAGGAACCATGCTCAACCTGTCCGTGTATCCGAGGAATCACCTTCGGATGGCGTACAACGCTGCCCGCAAGGACAGCCGTCCGATGTACTATTGCCCGCGATGCGGACGGCTGTTGAGGAACGACGTCGACAGGCACTACGCCATCGGCAAGCACCTGTGCGAGGGCGTTCCGCGGGCCCTTTCGCACGAGGAATCGGAGAAGGTACGTGAGTACCTCAACATCCCAATCAGCAAGATGAACCTCGCAACGAAGAATGAGTAAGCTCGTTCACAAGAGGGCGCGAACCACCCGCGAGCTCGAGGCAGGCGGCGGGAGGTGCTACGTGGTGAACAGGACCGTGGTCGTGCACATGCCGGAGTGCCGACCGGGCCGCCCTCTCTGCAAGTGGATGAGGACCGTGCAGTTCGACAAGTACGGAGTCTGCGGCTGTGATGCTTACCCTTTCCCGCACCGCCACGGCAGCGGCCGATGCGGTAGCGGATTGCCACCATGGCCCCTCGAGCTCGATGACTACCTCCGGGACCTGCCTGTGGTAGACGGTGACGAGGAGCCGCCCTTTTGACATGCCTCGCTGCGGCGCACCGACCCTACCGACACTCCGAACCCGCCCACTCCTCTCCAGTCCATCCGACGGGCCACTCCCGGTCCACCCGTCCGACACTCCGTATCGAACTAGGGGACTGACCACGCCAAACCGTCTGACACTCCGGACCCGCACATGCCAGCCCAGGCGACTCACCAAACCCTTCCGACCCGTCCCAGCCGACAGGCCCCACCACTCCCGATCCTTCGACTGGCCAGGGCTGAACCATCCGATCCGACCCGCACCACGCCACGCGACTGACCACCATCGATCCGTTCCCAGCCTTCCCATGCGACAAACCGTACCTTGCTTGGCCATTCGACGTTCCGTGCTAAAGTCGTACCGGCCCGCTCGACAACCCATGCCTCACCAGTTCGTGTCTTACGACTCACGCGACGAGCTGTGCCCCACTCATCCGGCCCATCCGACGTACCTTACCTCGCCGGACCAGTCGACATGCCTTCCCAGTTCAGGTTCATGCGACGGCCCAAACCGGTCCCGACCAGACACGATCGACAATCCGTTCCTCAACGAATCACTCCGGTCGACGAACCGAACCACGCCCAGCTTTGCGACGAACCGATGCACGCCCCATCGCAGGACATGCCAAGGCAGACCAGGACACACGACGGGCCATGCCTTACCGGACTCTTCGACGTGCCTGATTCATCCGAACTGGTCGACTATTCACCCCAATCCCGCCAAGCCCACATCATGCCGTACGACATACCGCGCCATTCCTTCTCGTCCGACGAGCCTGGTCGGGCCGTCCCTATCGATCAGCCAAGTCATGCCCACTCGGTCGACGCACTGCGCCGGACCTTCTCGTGCCCGCCGACGTGCCTTCTCGCACCTCACCTTGCCGCCCGACGAACCGTGCCCGCTCCATCCCACCCGTGCGACATGCCTCACCACTTCTGACCAAACCAATCGACCTACCCGCCTGAACCGGTGCCAGTGACTTGCCACACCTCCCCTTGCCGATCGACGCGCCTGGTCACGGCAACCCTGGCGACAGGCCTAGCCTGTCCAAGCAGCTTCCTTACTTCTTCCTTGAACCAATCACTACCTGAAGGAGATAGAAGATGAACCTACTCGACAAGTACGACACCAGCCCCAAGCAGTTCTACGACGTCTACCGCATCACGATCGTCGTCGAGGCGCCGAACCGCATCATCGGCGGCCACCCCCTGAACCCCCTCGTCATCGCCGGCGACCAGCAGGCGAAGAAGCCGAAGAAGAGCTACGCCGAGCTCAAGACGAAGGTGAAAGAGCGTGACGAGCTCACCGAGCAGCAGGACGAAGAGAACCTCGAGGCCATCGAGGGGCAGGAGAAGGAGGAGCGCTCCTGGATCGGCTTTCCCAGGAACTCCGAGGGCCAGATGTACATGTTCGCCCGCTGCCCGAAGGCGTGCATCAAAGAGACGGTCTCGGTGCACAGGATCCTGCAGGACCGCCCGAAGACCGAACACCTCAAGCACGGCACCGAGATCAAGCCCGAGGGGCTGGACCACGGCAACCAGCTTCTGTTCTACCGCATCACCACTGCCGGCCGCATGTACGTGACCGAGCCGGACGGCTGCGAGGAGCGGGCGATCCAGGTCATGACCATGCAGGGCCCGAGGACCGCGATCAAGAAGACCGACTACCTCACAGACGTGTACTGCACGTTCGACTGGTGGGTCGCCCCCACGCACCCCGCCGACACGCGCCACATCAAGGAGGAGGAGCTCGTCCGCATCCTCACCCTGGCCCAGGAGAATGGGCTGTGGGCCGACCGCTCCATCGGCGAGGGCAAGTTCCGCCTCGTCAACGTCGAGAAGGTGCAGGACGGCGTCGCCGGCAAAGAACCCAAGGAGAAGAAGACGGCGGCCAAGAAGACTACGAAGGCACCTGCGAGGGGCAGGGCCGCACGCAAGGTCGCCCGCAAGGACGTCATCACCTCGAATGACACGCAGACTGCTGGCCGCGTCAGCTGAAGGAGGAAGCAGTGACAGAGAAAACGAAAGAGGGCTTCGAGGCCCTCAAAGGCGACAAGGACTTCATCGAAGTCGATGTCACCGGGGCGTACGTGCGGGCAAAGCTCGCACGGGTCGATGAGCTCGTTGAGCAAGTGGACCTCCTCAAAGACCACGTTCGGCTCTACCAAGCCATGCACACGACGCTCTCCGCCGCCATCCAGCGTGTCAACGTCGCAGCTGGGCTCCAACCGAACTCCAACGAGAGGCAGCTCGTCGAGAAGATCGAGGAGCTCAAGAAGATGTCGGGCAGGGAGACGCATGAGAAGCTCGTTGGGGCCCTGGAGGACTCGCTCATCTCGATCACCAACGGGCTCAAGCACGTCGGCAAGGAGCCTCAAGAGCTCCCAGTCACCAGCGCCGCCGGACTGTCGCAACTGCTCAACGGGCACATCGAAGCGCTCAACTACGAGGTCCGAACGCTGGTCAAGCACTGCGGCATCGTTCCATGCGACCACCTCGACGGCAACTTCAGGCTGCTGGAGAAGTACCTCAAGGGCCCGATGGAGGCGGCCAACGAGCTCGCGAAGAGGCCAATCGAGGTGGACCCGAACACCGACTCATGGAACCACGACGTGCTGAGGCGCACGCGCGCAACCCTGGGGGCCCACAGGGACGAGTTCGTCGACAAGGCCGCTGCACGAGTCGTGCAAGACCTCGAGAACCAGAAGGTGGCAAGCGGCAAGCTCATGTCGCAACTGGTGTCCATTGGCGACGCCATCGGGAAGAGCAGGCCGGATGAGAGCGCCGTGGAAGCCTACGAGCGCATCGCCGGCACACTGGAGGAGGTGTACCACTCGCTTGGCGGTACCGGCACGGGCCTCTTGAGGCTCACGCCGGTCGTCGACGTCATCCGCAACGAGCTCGAGGCCCACCTCATGAGAGTGCAGTCCCAGCTCGCGCTTCCCGACGAGGAAGAGTCCGTTGAGCAGGCGTTCTCAAGGATCCGCAGGGGTATCGGCAAGCTCAAGGAGAAGAACACGAAGTTGCAGACGACCGTCACAGAGATGGACGGGCGCATCGAGAAGCTCCACGAGTCCCTCAACGCCAACGCAACAGAGCTGTCCAACAACATCGAGACGATCAGGCAACTTCGGGAGAGCAACGAGGCGCGCTCGAAGCGCATCACCGAGCTCGAGAACGCCCTGACCGCAGTGATCAGGGATCCGAAGATGGAGTCGCCGGACGTCAGGAAGTTCAGCGACATCATCAAGAGGGCGACTCAGAGGTAGGGCTAGTCGTCGTAGTCGTCGTCGTAGTCGTCGTCGTCGTCGTCGTCCATGTGGTGCGACTCCATCATCTCGGTGTGCGAGTCGCGCAACATTCCGTCGATGGTACGGGCCACGAGTCCGAGCAGGTTGGCGTGCGTCAGCGCGTCGATCTGCTTGGGCTCGGGCTTGTCCTCGGGCTGCGGGTAGGCGATGAAGCCGAGCAGCTTGATCTCGGACACGTGGTGTGCGGCGACCCGCACCTGGTCCCGTTCGTTGCCGCCGATGGTGTCGAACTCGCCGACACCGGCGTCGTACTTCACGACCCGGTTCACGTGCCGCCACCAAGACGTGTTCGGATCTGTGGTCGACCGGTCCCAGATGGCCAGGTCTCCTTCGAACGGCGTCCAGAGCTTCTTTCTTACCGTCTCGACCGGGTGCCAAACGCCCGAGAACTTGGCGTGCGGGCTGCGCACGTCAGCCACAGCCTCGACGACCCCCGCACGGTAGCCGTGAGGGGGGACCTCGCCGTCCTCGAGGGCCTCGGTCATGCACCAGCTCGAGAACGCCATGCAGTTGCCTACCACCAGCGCCCTACCGTACCCAGAAGGGCGGACGATGATCAGCCCGCTGGGGACCTGAACGCAGTACAAGTCTACTTCTTGCTCTTCGGTCAAGCGGACGTTCTTGTCGAGGATCTCCGTGTTACGCGGGCCTTTGACGTACGTCAGAAAGTGCATGGTCGAACCGAACTCACCGAGCTGTTTCGGCTTCTGTGTCTGACCGGAATACCCAGCCAGTACGGCCAGCATCTGGGCCGTGTCGATCCTGTCCTTGGACGCCTGCGACAGCCGAATGGACCCGCCTCGAGCACTGCCGTCATAGGACGCCCATGTGTCGAGCACGAGAGCAGCCTGCTCCCTGTGAAGGTTCCACATGAATCGGGGGGACAGCACTTTGTACTTATCGAACGCCTCCGCAAACTCCGACGGCATCTCGAAGAAGAAACTGGTCAGAGCCTCCTTCGACCTAGGCCCGTACGGCATGGGAGCTTCCCAGACTCGGTCAGGTTCCAGCTCGTGCAACATCGCTATCTTGTCCGCCCTGCTGACCTGAAACTGCAACTTCCCGTTGACGATGCTGCCGTCTGCCAAGAACGCTCCCAACAGCTTCAAGTCACGCCTGCTCCACCCACTTTCGTACTCGAAGTGACCGCGGCTGGGCGGAACGACCAGCTTCGTTGCTGCACCCGTCAGGTCTGCTACGGGGCGCAGCTCCACCTCCGGTACGTCCTTTCTTCCACTCCTAGCGCTCACCCACCACTTGCCGAAGTACCTATGCTCCGGGTCGGACACCAAACGCAGAGATCGCCGACTCATGACCGCCAGAGCGCCCTTGTGCGCCTTGTGGATGACCGCGACCGTCCTGGTGAGGGAGATGCGCATCGACCTTGGATGTACCTGCGCTACCTGAACGTCTTCGGACACGTCATCCAAACGCATCCACCCCTCTTCCGTCAGAATCTCGGTGTCTCCTGTGAAGCACCAGTTCGAGGCCTTGAGCCCGAGCTTCACGTTGCGGTCGCCCCGCACACACGGCTCGAGGTACTCACGGATCCGCGGCCCAGTGTTCGAGCGCGGCGGATCCTCCGCCACCCCAAGCTCCTTGAAGGCCACATCCAGCGCCCTTTTTCCTAGCGACTCCATGGTGCAAGGCTAGCACGGACGGCTACTTTGCATCTACCGACTTCTTCTTACTTCTGCTACTACTGCCAAAGGAGGCAAAAAGATGGCTCTAACCGAAGCACAGTCCATGGACCTGACCGCCAAGATCAACAAGTGGCTCGAAAAGGGGAAAGTGAAAGTCGTTGGAGTGCGGCATTGGTCACACCACGTCTCCCTCAAGGACGGGCACGGGCGAGAGGTCGGGGCAGCAGAACAGAACGAGATCAAGCTGGTCATCGAGACGCCTCTCGGCACCCTCTGGGAATGTGCTCTTCATCCGAATGGAGCTGAAAACCTGTACAAGGCGTCATGCGGGGACAAGTACGCCAAGTGGCTTCTCGATACCACAGGTACTGTGGAGAAGCCGAAGGAGGCAAAAGATGACAGATGAAACGAACAGCTCCGGCCTACGTGCCGGCGACAAGCTCCAGATGAGCTCCGGAGCGCAGTTCCAGGTGACCCGCATCGAGGGCCCGTTCATCTTCCTTCGAGAAGTTCTCAACGGCGACCTGGTCGGCCCCGAGCTGCAAAAGACAGCGGGCGACCTGATCTACCTGGGCGCGCCCGTGCAAGAAAAGGACGATTCCTTGCACGAGATCACGAACCGCATGTTCATGCGCAAGGAGGAGCTCGACGGACTCGAGCAGGATGAGGCTTGGCTGCGAAAGGTCGAGGCAGATGCGGCCAAGCAGTTCATGGACGGGGAAGACACCCCCATCCTCGCCGGCCTCGACGCGGAGATGCGCAGGATGGAGAACAGCGGCCTCTTCCAGTCCGACTTCGACCGGGACATCGCCTACCTGCGCAAGCAGATCTTCGCCGGTCTGGGTATCCCCGACGCCGGCATCTTCGGGCGCCCGTACTCGGACATGGCCGAGATCGCCGTCATAGAAGAGGCCGACTGGCTCGAGCGCACCCTGCGCAAGATCCTGAGCGAGAAGATGCTCATGCGCGTCGACCGCCTGCTCCGGCAGCACACGCTCATGAAGGAGGCCGCGCAGACGCGTCGTGAGTTCTACGCCAAGACCGGGCCCACGATGGTCGACTGCCCGAAGCACGGCAGGCAGCCCATCGACTTCCTTCAAGACCACGCCGGGTGCAGGGAGTGCGTCAAGTCGGAGAAGTGGCTGCGCGACGTGCTGCGCAACGAGACGACGAACGGGATGCCGAAGAAGTTCGCCACCGAGTACCTGGGGCAGTTCATGGAGGAGCCGGAGGAGCCGGAGGAGGTGGAGGACCGCTTCAAGTACGCCCCGGGCAAGACACCCGTCTCCACTGTGTTGGGTATCACGGAAGGGCCGAACAAGAACGGCGACGAGTTTCCTGTGTTCGGCCGGACTGTCGGCTCCATCCCTCTCGACAAGGTGGTCGTGCACAAGGACAACCTCAAGCGGGTGCTCGAGGGCGGCGTGTCCATGGGCTGTAGCGTGGGGGCACCTTGGTGCCCGCTGTGCCAGCGTAGCGGCGATGACATGCCGTGCGAGCACGTCAAGAAGCTCGGGGACGGGACTCGCTACGTCGCCGGCAAGCCCAAGTACATCGGCAAGCCCATCATGGACTCCGGCGCTCTGCACGTCATTCCGAGGAGCGAAAGCGAACACAAGATCGGGTTCATGGTGACGGAGAGGAACGGCGTACCTGTCTTCTGGCCGAAGGGAGAAGGAGAGCTCCAAAGCGTCAAAGAGGGCGAGGAACTGAAAGAGGGCGACGAGATATGGGTGCCCGACCTGTGCGGGCGCGGGTACATGCCCATGAAGATCTTCTACGGCAGCCAAGGGCTGACGGCCAAGGGCGAGAGGTTGACCGCCGCGCTCAGGTACGAGGATGGCGAGCTTCTGTGCTCCTGCCTGATGAACCTCGATGCGGTCAAGAAGCTCGAGCTGACGAAGGAAGAAGACGATGGGTGAGCCGAGTTTCTACGTGTGCAAGAAGTGCGGTAAGCACTGGGAGCGCTACGAGTTCAAGATGCAGCGCAACCCGCCTCGGGAGTGTCCGAACTGCGGCGCTGGTCACGAGCACCAGGTGACCGACCAGCAGAAGGAGGACGCCTACGTCGGCGCCGTGTACGCCCCCATGGCCAAAGTGCTGTTCGAGGTGGGGTCAGACGAACCGAAGTTCCACTTGAGCCCCAACGCCATCAAGCAGCTTGACGGATATCACGCAGAGCCAAAGGCAACGTCGAAAGCAGCCGAGCGCCATCAGGCCCAACTGCGATCGCAGTCGGCTCGTTCCCCAGATCCGGCTCCCGAAACAGACTCGTCTGGATCGACTGGGTCGTCATGCGATACGCAAGCGCCACGAGCTCTTCCTTGCTCGGCACCTGAAGCAGAACGATGTTGTTCGACTTCTCGTACCACTCGGCATTGAGCTCGGAGTGCTCGTGGGTGAACAGCTCCTTGGCGTGGACGGCCTGCGCGGCCTGAAGGCCAGGGGCGAGATCGTTGCGGACGACGATGTAGAGCTTCATGGGAGGACCTCATGGGTAAAGACGAGATGAAGAAGATGCTGCTGTGCATGGCGCGCGACGCCTGCCTGGCGGACCACATGGGCGACATGTGGAACTCGATCTGCGACGCCGCTACTGCACTCGGGCTCGAGCTGCCGGAGCAGGACGGTGGCTACATGGACCTCGATGGTATCGAGAAGATGGGCGGGGTTCGGCTGAGCAAGTTCGTGAAGGAGGCGAGCCCTCGCAACTACCCGGTCCCCGAAGAGATCGAACAGGTGCTGGTGAAGTGCTGCGACGACTGCCCCTGCCTCGTCGTCGAAGACGACAAGCTCTGCTCGCTCATGCCACCCGAGACTGAAGGCACGGATCGCAGGGGGCGCAAGTTCATCGTTCAGCACGAGATCACGGTGGACACCTCCGAACAGGTCGACCCCGAGTGCCCGCTCAAGAAGAAGCACCACATCCTGATGCTCAGCACGACGGAGGACTAGGTCATGGGGAAAGACGAATCCGCAGTCGACGCCACCAACGAGATCGCCATTGGCTACGCCGCGGTAGGCAAGGGCTCGAACACAGACGAACAACCGTACGACGAACAGTTCATCACGAACTGCTTTGCCTGCCCCTGCTGCTACGCAGAGAAAGGGCGGGGCGAGCACACGATGATGTGCGGAATGATGGGCGAGGAGATCTTGGTGGCCGACTTCGACCGAGAGGTGGACTCCCGCTGTTGGCTTCGCAACAAGAGCTTCGTGCTCACGTTCGCCGAGTATGCGGAGCCTCCCATTGCCGCAGCAGCCACAGGAGGCGCCATGCCCGACAGCTTCGAGGAGGAGTAGATGCGTGACCGAGACGAAGCTGAACGGCAGATCAACGAACTCGAGAAGGAAGTTCAACAGCTCAGGGCAAACCTGGCTAGCTCCCGTGCTGCCATGGCCGAAGTGCAAGGAGAGAACAGGGCGCTTCTCGTCGGCGGCTGGAAGAGCACAGACCCCCGCATCGACATCTACAAGACCTCGATCATCGTGGTCCTGCGGCCGACCGCTGACGGCATCGAAGCCGTGTGCGGCACGTGCGAGACCAAACACGCCTACTACGTGCATCTCGGCGCCCGGCCAGGACTCCGTTCGCGTGACGAGCGCGACACCATCAGCGAGGGGGACGACTGGCCCGAAGACTGGTGGTGGATTCGGGCGCCGGCGGGAACGAACTGGGCAACACCCCCAGGAGGGAAGGGATAGATGGAGGATTGGATGCCGACTGTCGACAACGAGAAGTACCAGATCATCGTCACGGCGTGGGGCGCAGGGCGGGACACCACCAAGATCCACGATGCCAGCGGCCGCATCGTGCACTACGAGCCCACGCCGGACAGCGAGTACGTGGAGCTCGTCTTCGAGCTGACCGATGGGGCGACCCGTGTCAGCCGCAAAGTGTGCTTGCGACGTGGAGACGATCCGCACGTGCTCATATCCACCATCGCCGACCTGGCCGCCAAACTGCAGTACGAGCCGGCGGCCGTGAGCGTCATCAAGAAGCAGGACTACGTGCCCCGCAAGGACTACGAGGAGCTCCAAGTGTTTTCGAAGAAGCAGCAGGACACCATCGACCAGCTCAGTGAGCTTACGAAGGAGAGATAGATGCCTGTACCATTCGAAGTACTCGAGAAGACGGTTGAGGCGAAGCTCACAACGCCACGCAACGTGGCCAAAGTGGCGCTCTACCTCATCAGCTACGTGCTCGACCGAACAGAGGGGGGCCGTCTCATGGATGACGACCCACTCTTCCAGATGCTCAAGAGCAAGCTCGAAAAGGTGGCGAACGATCCTGGCGATGCAGGCACGTACCAACTGGACCAGGAAACTGGGGCCGAGGAGAAGGGAGAAGGATGATGGACGCGGAACTGATGCTGTACTTCGACTACGAGCACCTGCCCGAGAAGCTCCAGAAGGTGAGCAAGCCGTTCGGCGAGCTCGCCAAGAAGCTCTTCGAGGAGCTGCCCGCTTGCAACCAGCGCACGTTCGCTCTGCAGATGCTGCTGGTGGCCAAGGACGCCGCCGTGCGTGCTTCGCTGTAGCGGACGGGGGAGGGATCGAACCCCCATCATAGCGGGACCATTGGTCATATCGACGCTCTACCGATTGAGCTACCCGTCCTTGAGTGCTGGCGTGCCGTCCTAGCAGCTTTCCCGTACACGCTCTTACCCGCTGCTCGGCCTGCCGCTCCGGGAGGATTCGAACCTCCGATCCCGCCGTCATTAGGGACGGTGCCTTGCCACTTGGCCACGGAGCGATGTCGACCTCCGAGCACGGCAACGCCCGGTCGCTATTGGGGGGCTGAGGCGCCGGGCGTTGGGGGCCCTCGAGGGGCTGACTGTCAATGACGAGGTCGGAGGTCGATCACGGTTCAAAGAGTAACCTCTCCTCAAAGACGGTCAACCCCTTTTTTTAGCTACTCGAAGAACTGACCGTAGACGAGCAGCCCGATGACGACCAGGACGCACAGAACGATCGAAGCGTAGAAGACTGGACGGTTGAAGACGATCTTCTTGAGCGTGGGGTTCATCGGCACCTCCAGAACGGGTGAAGCCCCCGCCCTTTAGGGGAGGAGGCTTCGTTTGCGGCGACACCTTGAGCAGGTCGCCCTCGTGGCCAGAGCACCTTGAGCAGGCTCCGCAAGTTGCGGTGACACCTTGAGCAGGTCACCCATCCGGAAGGTAGCACCGCGAAAGTAGCCGGTCAACTGTGGCGGAACATGATGGCGACGGGCACCGTCGCCCGGCGCCTCTCCAAGTACAGGCACTGGCGAGATGTCGGGCTTCGCACGCCTGTGGTCCGGTCACGTAGGTAGAACCGTACCTCCTCAGGTACCACCGGGGTGTCGTGCGTGAGCAGATAAGGGGAGCTGTGCCCGACGTACAGCGCGCTGTACATCCTCGTCAGGTTGTACCGAAGCCCCCGCTCACCCCTCTCTTCCACGAGACCGTTGCGAGTCAGGTTGTAGGCGTTGACCCCGCCGGTGGCGCACCCGTCGTACTCGGACAGCGCCAAGAGATCCGCGTTGCCGGCCGTCATGTTCCAGGCCGCGGCCGTCACCCCGTAAGGCTTGATGACGAACGCCTTCAGGTTGTTGTTGCTCCTGTTGCGCATGGCCCGCACAACAACAGCCTCCCGACCCTCGACTCCCTCCCCGAGGATGCCGCTCAACCCCCGCACTGCGCTCGTCATGCTTTCGAGATGCAGGATGGTACTGTCAGGGGATCGCCACAACAGCAGCGGGTTGCTGCCGGCCGTAGGGTCGTGCACGTACTCGTCCCCCACAGGAGAGGGTTCCCACGAGTCCGTCGCGTTGTTCCACACGTACTTGGAGCTGTCGTCGCAAGTCACCCGGGCAGTGGTGTTGTTGGGGTGCCTGTACACGCCACGCCGTGCGTTCGTCGACCAGCACACGCGCGGCTGGGGACTCGCGGGGACCTTGCCGTAGAACCGGGCAAGCAGGAAGTACTCCAAGTCGACCCCGTGATAGGTGGCGAAGTCGGGGCTGTAGCCTGCTCGAGCGGGAAGGGTAGAGCGCCCGTGCCCGTTCGCCCCGAAGTAGCACTCTCTTCCTCGGAAAGAAGAGTACAGACCGTTCCACACGTGCCACTTGGGCATCTCGGCGACTGTGTCCACCGCCTCGTACACGGTCAAGACGATGTTGTCGGTGTAGTTGGGGGGCGCAGGCACGACACTGCCCACCCAGGCCAGCATCTCGGCGCGAGACATGTGGGCTCGCCGTCCGTACAAGGTGCCGCTTGCCGCCCCTCGCACCTCCACGAACGACAGCTCGTACGCCTCGTCCCACACACGGCCGAGCCTGCCGGCTTTCGGAGCCGGCTCGGCCCCGTCCGGCAGGAAGTCGTAACCCACCGGCCTGCCCCCGATCGGGTGAAAACGAGAGTAGGCGCGTTGCATCTGGATGTGCGGTGCCCGGTTCCATGCTTGGCTAGCCGAGTTCCACTGCCACACGTGCAAGTCCTGGTCGACCCACACTTGCCCGTCGAACGGTGAGGGCGCCTTGAGAACGCCTCCCCAGTTGTAAGCCATGTCAGACTCCCAACGCGGCCCTCGCCGCAGCTTCGGAAGCGTACACTTCCGTCTCTTCCCGACGCACGACGCCGTATCCAACATTCAGCGTGTACTTGACGGAGCACGTGTCCGTACAAGCGGAAGCTTGCACCCGAAGCACTGTGGCCGAGACGGCCACCACTTCGGACTGCTCCGACTTCACAGTCTGTCCCCCACAAGCCGGGCATCGGAACTCCCGATCGGACAACGTGACCTTCCCGGTGGAGCGGCAGATGTCGCAGTCCACCGGAACTTCCTCACGAACCTGAGTGAGGACGAAAACCGAGTCGCCTACGGCGTACTGAGTAGTGATGGTTCCCATGTCAAACCTCCGACCACGTGGGCCAATCGATGTCGAACTGGTAGATGTAGAGTTTCCGCTCGTCCAAGTCGTAGACGAGCGTCCCGTCGCTCGGGGAAAGCGCAAGCCTGTCCAAGGTGCTCAGCCGCAAAGGAACGGTCGGGGGCACCCCTCCCCCTCCCCCTTTGGCTGTCCAGGAGTACGGAGCTGTGGCCGAAAGAGCCTGATAGATGCCGTTGGCGTCCATCGTCACGGTGCCGGCAACGTCGGCGCGGGGGGAGACGACCAAGCCCTTCTTGGTGACGTCGGCGACGGTCAGGCCATCGTCGTACCAGATGGAGCCAGCCGGCCGTCCCGGGCCTGCGGTGTGGCAGATGCCGTACTGACCCTCATGATCGCCGGCCGTCGGGTTGACCAGGCTGCCATCGAAGTAGAACTGCAAGTCGATGACGGACTCGCTCTCCAGCCTGTCGAGCGCCTCGTCGACATCTTCGCGGACGTCTCGTACTTCTCCGCTGGTCCCCCGCCCGCGAACGAGGTGGGGCTTCTTGGGGAACAGCTTGTTGAACGTGCGTGAGCTCATGGTTTTCTCCCGTTTCGGCCCATCGTACTACGTAGCGGCCGCTTTGGGGTCACTCCAGCTCCTTCTCCAGCCTCTTGTCGAGCTTGTCGAGAAAGCGCTCGGCGAACTGTTTTTGGTCCATGGTGTCGAAGTTCTCCGCCTTCATCCACCAGCTGTTGAGCTCATCGGCATAGGCGGCCTTGAGACGAGGGAACGAGCAGTCGAAGTACTCCTCGGCCTCTTCCGACAGACAGTTGGGGAACGTGTCCTTCCAGTAGCCCTTCTCGTCGAGAAGCCTCATCCCACCGGAAGGGCCGGGCAGAAAGAAGTGGAAGATGAGATTGCCATCCTTCCACGTGTACTCCGCGCGCATGGTCGTGTACTCGATCGTCGTGAACTCGAGGGCCTCGGTCTTGTAGCCCCTGTCGAAGTCCGAACCAAGGCGCTCGTTGGTGGCCTCATCGGCCATGACTTTTTCGCTTCTTCCCTCCATGGTCCCTCCTACGCGGCCACGCCCATGGCCGCGAGCTGCTGCTGGAACAGCTCGTCAGGCGTCAGCACCTTCTGTGGCTGAAGCCCGAGCTGCTTTCGCACCAAGTTTTGCGTATCCTGGACCTTCTGGCTGTTCGGACCCCTGACGGTTCCCATCGTCTGCGGAGCTGCGGACACCCGACCGTATCGGGCCTTTTGCAGAGACCTCGGGTCGTTCAAAAGAGCGTACGCACTATCGGGGTGCATGCCGTGCTGGGCCACGAGTGGGTGGTTCATCACCGCCTCGTGGATGTCCTTGGGCGCCTCCCTGAACGCCTCCGCACCCCGCTGCGACGCTGCACCTTCGAGGTCCATGGTCCGGGCCTGAGCGCCGGCCTGCTGGCGCGCGGCGAAGTCGGCCCGAGCCTGAGCCTGCTGACGCTGAAGCGCCTCGCCGCTGAGGGGCGCCTGCTGGCCCCGGGGGGTGTTGCGCCAAGTACCTTGCCCCGGCATACCGCGGACGTCCCTCATGGTCTGCACATCAGACGGGCGGCTGGACCACTCACCTCGCCCAATGTCCGCTCGCGGGTTCGAAGACAGGGGGCGCTCAACCCTGGCGCTGAGACCGCCACGGGCGGTGGGGGTCCACCCCATCTCAATGGCCCTCTGCCGCATCTCCGGAGTCAGCCCCTTGTCGGCATACGGCCTGGCCTGACCCACGTTGGAAGGTGGGGGCGCGGGGGCCGCGGCGGGCGCGGGCGCGGGCGCGGGGGCAGCCTGCGGTTGAACCTGAACCCTCGGCCGCACCCCGGAGGCGGGCGGCGGGGCCACCGAACCAGAGGGCATCTTGGCCGACGGCAGCGTGCTCGGGTTGATGGGGGTCGTAGGGGCGTGAGGCAACGCCCCCGACGGCGCCCTGACCTTGCCCATCATCTTCACGTCTTTAGCGACGTTGCGAGCAGCCCCCGGGGACTTGATGCCCTGCATGAGCACCTTGCCGAGAGTGCCCAAGGGCTGGGCACTGATGGCCGTCTTGTTCATGCCGATGCGCTTGGCTACCGCCGGCGGTACGTCTTCGATCAGGTGCTTGACCTTGCCGTAGAAGCTGTCCGGAGACGCTGCGTCGGCGTGCACCATGTACCGGTCACCCATCTTGTGAGCGTGCAGACGCCCCGCACGCCAACTCGTCTCGAGCGGCTTCTCCCAAGGCATGGGGATGGCGATGCGCGTGGGCTCGAAGCCGAACCGCTCGAGGTCGATCTTGTTGTGCGGAATCGAGATCTGCGGATGCGACCAGCTCCTGTCCTTGCTGCGCTCGATCGCCTTGAGCATCTTCTCTTTCGCCAAGTCGACATCAGTCGGAAGTCGCTTGAGCTCGGGGATGCCGGCCTGTTTGAGGATGCCGAGCAGAATGCGCTCACGAGGATCTGCGGACTCCTTGTAGTAGTCGTCCATGACCTTCTTGGCGTACTGCCGTCCACGCTCTTCGTCCCCCGGCGTCTTGATGCGCATGACGGCAGTGACCCCAGGAGCAATCTCATGCTCAATGCCCTGCCCGACGCGGCGCATCCTGACTGGCGGCTTGCCTGAGTAGTGACGCCGGAGCTGTTCCTCTCGAGAGATGCTGGGATCGTAGCGAGGATCCGGTCGGCGCAAGATGAAGTCCTTGAGCGAGGCATAGCGCGGCCGGTTCGGGTTGACCTTGTCGAGCCTGTTGCTCAGCACCTTACCTACTGCAACGGCAGGATGGTCATCAGCGCTGACTACAGCGTCGCCAGCAGCCAGCTTCACGCCGCCGAATTGGCGAAGCCTCGGCCCCGGGCCCTCGCACTTGCCCTTCTTACCTCTCGGGCCGGTCTTGTCCTTCTTCCGAACTCCCGGTTCCTGCATCGAAGAGACCTTCACGCCCGCCCGCCCGAGCACGGAAAGCAGAAGGTGCTCATCGGCGGAAGACAGCTTCGAGATCTTCTTGTCCTGCTGCACGAGCTCTTTCAGACGTTCCATGGGAACCCTTGAGACAGGCCCCAGGAACTTGGGGCTGTCGTAGTGCTGAAGGTACAGGCGCTTGGCCTCGGCGATCGAGCGCACGCCCAGGATGACCTTGTCCTCATCGTGCCCCTTGCCGTTCTCCTTGTGCTGGTGAACGACGAAGGCGTCGGGGGCCTTCTTGTCGGGACCGATGTACGCGTCAATGGATTCCCCATCCCGCCCGTTGGCCGGCGCCTCGATGTAGCCGTACGGCGCCTTCATCTTCGTGCGCCATTCCTTGCCGTCCTTACCCGTGCCCTTGCGCACCGAGCCCTTGCGGTTCTCGATAGCGATCGACAGCCCTTGAAAGTTGCGGCGCCCTTGCAGCTTGTGCTCCCCGTCCTCGGCAAGCTCGGCGGTCTTCGCCCAATGGTATTGCATGTTCTTTCCTCGTTGCAGAACGGGCTTGAACCCTTGCGACTCGTTCAAGTGCTTCATGGCCGGGTCGGACTTCGGACCAGTCCCTGTGAGCACGCTGCTGTACTGGCTCTGCACGTGCCCTCGAAGAGCCTTGGCCACGCCCTTACCACGATGCTCCGGGTCTACCGCCGTAGCCTCTATCCACACCTCCGGCCCGAGGACCTTCAGCGCCTTCAGCCCTTCCTTGTCCTTGGCCCATGCCTTGAGAGGGTCTTTGTCCACCCTGGTGACCCCCACGAGTTTTCCGTCGTCGTAGACGCCGTACGAGGTGAACCTCTTGGCGGAAGGGGGCCTCGGGTTCTGGTACTTGCTGCCCGGAGAGAAGACACGTCGTTCGAGACTGGCGGCTTCTTGACGCTGCCCGGGCGTGGTGAGCTCGACGACTTCAGCCGTCTTGTCGAAGAGCATGTTGTCGAGCTTGTCCATGGTCTTGAAGCCCTCGCTCTCGTAGAACTTCCTGAGCTCGTCCACGCCCATGGGGATGTCCCCGAAGCCGCGGGGCCGCATCCACAACTTCTTGTCGGCGAAGTCCTTCTTGATCTTGCGCAAGAGCCGACGCGCATCTCCCTTGCCCCGATGTTCAGGGTCGACCCACAGCTTCTCGATGCGGACGCCGTCTTCACCTTCCGGAACCAGCGTTGCGGAGGCGTAGCCGAGGGAGATGCTCTGCTCAGCCATTCTTCTTCTCCAACCAGGCGCCGAGCTCGAGCAGCTGCTCAGTCGAAGTCCACTGCGCCCCGCACTTCTTGCACGTGGGGATGACGTAGTTGGCCGGGATGCGGTACTCAGTGCCCCGGTACCGCATGGTGCGACCGGGCTTTCTGGTGGGCACGACCTTGCCCCCGCACTTTGGGCAGACGTTCATCGGGGTTCCGGGCGGCCCTGGAAAGTACGCTGGGCCTGAACGACACTTTCCCACGAGTGCGGGGCGGGCGGCAACCGACAGAGCAGAGGGACTTGAGCGGGCGGGGCGGGGGCGCACCCATGAGGGAACGCAGACGCCGGGTCTTCACCCACTCCTCATGCCTGCGCATGGCCTCGACGAACTCCAGAACGAGAGGGTCTATCTCGATGGTGTTGCCGAAAGCAGGACACTCGATGTCCCACGGCCCGTTCCAGTAGTCGGCGGTAGTCGTGGGGCGCTGGTAGACGATGACGAATGGGTCACTCGTCGCCGTCATCGATGAACTCAGCGTCGATTGGGACGACAACTCGACTCTCCTCTTCCTGATTGACGAGCTCGGTGCTGTGGTTTCCCTGGCTGAGCTCGTGGACCATCACGATCTTGTCGTCATGCTGCTTGAGCTTGGCGCGCTCCACGTTCGCCAACCAGTCGGCGTCGACCGAGCGGGACATCTCGTAGGCTTCCTTGATGTGCCTCATGCCCTGGGCGCCGATGTTGAGATCCTGCATGGTGACGCGTGGGTCCTGCGACTTGGCAGCGATGGCGTTGGCGATCGTGGTCGCCCCGTCTCGGATGGCCTCGTCGAAGTCGGTGTTGGCCACCTTCTTGCCGTAGTAGGTGCGCAGCATGATGCGGGTGGCCTTGTCGTTCGACCCCGACACAGCCCGCCAGCGGATGTCGTCCTCCACGTCGCCCTCCCCCCACTGAGAATGGTAGCGCCGGAAGATGCCCGGCCACTCCGAGGGCTGTATCTTGTGGAGGTTGAAGCAGTACCAGACGTAGCGCTCAATGGCGATTGGGTCGAACGCCTCCCCGAAGGTGTTCTTGAGGAACTCGGCGGCGCCGGCGTACGGGGCGCCAGTGAGAAGCCATGCTTCGGCGGCTTCCTTGACCACCGACTTGTGCAGCAGGGCCAAGGCTTGACGGTCGTACTTGTCGGGGTGGAAGAGGCCGTAGATGCCCTCTTGCTTCAGGAACCGGACGGAGGCCTCATGCCGAGTGGTCTCGGGCATGAAGTTGCGGGGTGGGCGGAGCTCTTCTCGTAGGAACTCTATCGTGTCTGTCGACGGCGGGAACATGCCAAGTCGGAAGATCCGCGTCTGGGTGCGGCGCGCATCGGCCCTCAAGTCCTGGCAAAGTAGGAACTTTGCGTAGTTTGCCGATACACTCCACCGCTCCATGGTGCCCTGATCATACTTCCGTCAGGGGCCGAGGGAAGTCAAAAGATTGTTGGGGGCTCCCCACGGAGCGCTCAGTTCTCTGTAAACGCCAGGACCTTGAGACCTTCGATGACCTTCTCGACGGCCCGAATGGCGCGCTCGAGGGCCTGGTCGGGGACGTCCTGCAGGCCCACGCGGCTCGCGTACAGCAGCTCGCTCATCCGCAGCTGCGCGTCCTCGAGCACGGGCAGCGACTTCAGGAACTCGTTGATGTTCTCCTCGTTGAGGAAGCCGAGGGACAGGACGACGTCGACGCTGGTGGTATCCGGGATCATCGCCGCCTCTTTGACGAGGAAGCCGACCTTGGGCACCGGCCTCGATGCGATCTTGTCCCGGGCCCTGAGAAGACCGTCGTGCATCCGCTCGCCGGCGGTCTTGATGACGCGGCACGTGGGTACGGTCACGGGCTTGCCCGCGAACACGGCCTCGCTGAGCTTGTGCATGGCGAACGGGGGCTGCACGCCCAAGCCCGCCAGCAGGAAGGAGGCGTCGTCGAAGCTGAGCATCTGCTTCTGCGCATACGCCAGCTTGCTCACGGGCGGCCCGTCGATGCTGAAGGTGTTGGGGCCGGAAGAGCGGATGTCGACGCTGATGGCGCGGGCCATCGCTTCCTTCTGACCGGGCTCACCGGGCTGCTCGACGAGCTGGACCTCTTGGGCCTGGTCGAGGTCGAGCCACCTGACGTCCTGGGGTACGAGCAGCGTGTCGCCCGCAAGAGCGAAGCCCTCAATGCCTGCCTGCGGCATCACGGTGACGGGAGCTCCGTCGAAGGCCTCGACCATGTAGCCGCCCTCGACTTGCCCCTTGATGGTCATCGGCACCGTCGCCTCGGCCTTGCCGTTGGGCAGCACCCGGAAGAACGCACCGTGCCCGTGAGGGTCGCCCTCGGGGATGGCCATGCCTTCGCCGGCACGCACACCAGCGATGTCGGCCTGCATGGCGTACTCGGAGCCGTTGGTGAACAGGAACAGCGGGACGCTATCGCCGCTCGAGTCGATGAGGTTGGGGAACACGTAGCCGACGAGCTCCCGGCCCTCTGCGGTCTGCACACGGTACAGCCCGAAGTCCACGATGGGGGCGAGCTTGTCCTGCTCGGGGCTCGGCATGTCGACCTGGGCGCCGTCGGCCATGGTCACCGACTCATTGGTATCCACGTCCATGGCCAACTTGGTCCCCACGAGATCCACCAGTTGCCCGCGGTCCACCCTGGAAGTGCGGGGAGCCCAGAACCGATGGGATGCCACCTTGACTTCGTACGTACCGTCCCCAAGCCGTCGGATCTGGGCGACATCACTTGGGATGGCTCGCACGAAAGCCTCAGCACGCTTCTCGGCGGGCACGGGTCGGTAGCTTCCAAGCGGAGCCAGAGCCTTGGAAGCGTCCTCGTTCTGCAAGAAGGCAAGTTTCACCTCAGGCTCGTCGATGAGCGTAGCGAGCCTCTGGAAGTCGGTCTCGTTGATGGTACGAAGGATGGACGGCAGGATGGAGGACTTCTTGGTTCGGTACTTGCCAGACGCTGCCTCGCGGCCCGGCCGGCCCTTGCTGCCCTCGTGGTAGCCAATGCCCATACCGGCACCAGTGCCAAGACCAATACCCGCACCCCAGATGGCTCGCTCGATGTTGGGACGCGCTTTTTCGAAAGCTCGGGCACTCTCCGGTGTGCCCTTCGTCTTCTCCATGGCCCACAAGATCGCCTTGTCGGCCTTGCTGGCCTTCTTCTCGATCTTGTTGGTCGGGCTCTTGAGGCCCATGTACTCGGGGCTCGGACCCGTGAGCCGGCGGTCTTCTCCAGGCAGCCTGGGGTCCTGCGCGCTGGCGCTCTTGAGTCCCGACAGCGTGGCCATCTCGTCGAGCGTGGCTGCGGGGTCCTTGCGAGTCTTCTTGATCCGCTCCTTGAGGGTGCGCGCGAGTTCCTCGACGTCGCTGGCTTCCTTGGACTGGTACTCTTCAGCGAGCCAGCCCATGAAGGTGTCGGCCTCGCCCATCTTGGCGATGTACCGGTCGTGCGCGGCGATGTCGGCTGCCGTACCCTTCTGCTTGACGAGAGCCGCGCGCCCCTTGCGCGCCTGACCGACGTCGCCCCGGTAGATGCCGTGAAGGAGCATGTGGCGAGCAGTGTCCCCGACGCTCTTGTCGGCCTCGCCCATCTTGCCCATGCCGATGTTCACGACACCACCGCCTCCGCCGAAGCCGTAGTTCTGGCGATACGGCGGGTACAGCTGCCCGATCAAGGAGGCGTCGCCAGGGGTCTTGCTCGTGACGTCGAACGACTGAGGGCGGAACAGCGCTTGCCGCATCCGAGTCTCGGTCAAGGGCATCAGCTTGGAGCTGTCGGTGAGCAGGAGGTCGAGGGGCATCAGCTTCCGATCCTTGATGAGGAACGGGATGCGCACGTGGCGGATACCCGCTGCCTCCTCTTGCGCCGGCGTCGGGTTCTGCGCACCCGTCTTGCTGGTGACCTCGATGTGGCCGAAGCCGTAGCCCTTCTCGCCGTCGATGATGGCCGGAACGACCTTCGGCGTGAAGTCGGCGATGTAGCTCACCTGCTTGTACAGCTCTTGCAGGATCTCGTTGGGCCAAACGTTCGGGTCTTCAGGAAGCATCGTCTCCGAGCCGAGCTTTTCGAACTCGAAGCGTACCTTCTTGTGGTCGAGAAACAGTCCGGGCATGTCTTCGCTCCTTCTCGCCCGTTATACCACGAGGTCAACAGTTGGGGCATCTGGGTGCCGGGACGAGTCAACCGAAAAGAGACGAAACGGTAACACCCGGGCAGGTGTTACCATCATGGCCGCGAACTATTACGCCAACACGGGGCTAAAGAAAGCGCGCCCCCGGGAAGGGGACGCGGCTGACCAGAACGGTCAGTCTCGGCACATGCAGTAGTACCCCACGTGCTCTGACGAGGGGGCGGCCGTCCAATGCTCCACGACGAAAGTCGTCATGACGCCACCCCGAAAAGCCAGTCCCGGAAGGATCGGCCGAGGGGGGTGATCGGCCACTGCCCGCTCTGCAGATCCGGCACGAACGGCGCGGGCTCGGGCCAGGTGTCGGGACCTGAGGAGCGGGCGCGCCACCCCTCGATGACCCGCCCGAAGCGGTCGAGGAACCAGCAGTAGGAGCTCTCGCTCCCACCGATTCGCGCGACGGCCCCGGGTGGGGACTGCACGGAGCAGCACCCCTTGGCGAAGTAGACCCGCTGGGAAACGGGCATCATCGAGAAGAGCTGGCGCCGGAGAGCCTTTCGCTCCTCCGGCCTCGCCTCCTCCCTCTTTGCCCAGCGGCGTCGCGCCTGCCGACACTCGATGTCGTGCACCTGGGGCACCGACGGGAGCGAGTCGAGGTCGATGAACGACCGAAGCTGCACATCCCCCGAGATTATCCATCGGTAGCTCCATGCCCGTCGGGCAGCCTCCACCGGTCCTTCCCCGGGAAGGAAGGGGGCGAAGGTCGCCAACCGCTTCATGCGGTCAAGCCGGTCTTTGACGACCGGGCGAAGGTGGTGGTTCATGGTGTTCTTCATGGTGTTCTTCATCACTACTCTTGTACCCGATCAGTAGAAAGAATTGAGCAACTAGAAGACGCTCTGGTCTACCTACTTCTGACTGAGTAGGTAAAAAAGAGGGGAGCCAATCCTCGACGACCAGCTCCCTGACCACATCTGTCTTCTCCTATCCACTGAAGATGGGCAGCCACCACGCCGTGATCTCGATGCGCTTCTCCCCGGTCCCCTCCCACTCGTACGAGTCCTCCTTCATGCTGACCAGGTGCCAGTGGTCAAGGACGTACGGCCCCTGTGGGGGCCTCGGCTCCTCAAGTGCAATCGCCAGCTGCCCGTGGTCTGTGAGCTTCGTTACTGTTCTGTAGACCAGCATCTTCTACCTCCTCTCATGCGAGTACGGCCACGCCGCCCACGTACTTGATGGGGCCATGGGCGCAGCAGGCGTTGACCCTGAACAGGCCGAGCTGCGCCCCGACCATGCGAACGTGATGTATCGTCCAGTTCTCGAAGCGCTCGCCCAGCGGCTTGGTCATCTTCAGCACTTTGGCCGTTGGCTTGATGGGGTCGTCGATGAGCAACCAGTTGTCCTCGATGCGGTCCCTCGTCTCGGCGTCGTAGGCGCACACGCTGACGACCCCGTTTCTGTGGATGGGGTCACAGTCGAGGCCGTCCCTGACGCCGTAGATGACCGGCACTTCTTCCAGCACCGTGGGCGTGCCCGCACTCGTATCGATCCGGTATCTCTCGCAGGTCCTCAGGACGTGCTCGATCTGTTGGAAGATGAACGCCACTCGCCGCACGTCCGCCAACCACCGCATCTTCTTGTGCTTCTCCTCCCTCAGGCGGTTCTCCTCCTCGAGCTCGCCCGGCCCGTACTGCTCGACGCCGCCGCCGAGCTTCTTGATCAGGCCCGCGAGCTCGCAGTCGGCCATGTGCTTCTCGCTCATCCCGCACACCGGGCACCTGGGGCCGAGCGTGATGTCGGTGGGGTAGCCCTGGCAGTCTTCCGACTCCTCGCTTAGCTCGATCCACTCGAGCCGTTTGAGCATGGCCAGGGACTCCTTCTCCTGCTCCACACACTGGTCGATCTGTCTGCAGAGCACCTCTTCGGTACTCGGCTGCACATCCGATCTGCTCATCTGTCTTCTCCCTCTCCGTGCTTGCTCTTGTCGCAAGGTTGGTCCCATCTGGCGCCGCACACCGGGCACGGGTCCGGGTGCAGCCCTGGGTTGTCCGGGCAGTGCTCGCACATGCGGTAGTCGTCGTCGCACTGCGGTGGGCACTTCTTCGCTGGAAGCCACGGCTTGCGGTACGGGTTGCTCATCAGGACTCTTTCTTCTCTTTCCTCCTGGGCAGAGAAGCAACGGTCGCACGCATCGCAAGCGGCAGCAGCTCGTCGAGCGTCGGGGGCTCGCCCGTAGGCTTGAGCTCGAACACGGGCTCGGGCTCGTCCTCATCCTCATCCCTCTGCTCTTCTTCCAACCTGGCTCGGAGCCTCTGGGCCAGGTCCTTCATCTTGTCACTGTTCATGGTTCCTCCAGTAGTAAAAAGAGGGGAGGTCCCCCCGTATGATCTGTCGACCCGCCCCAGGTGTTCGGTTTACTCCGCTGTGGAGCCCGTCACTGGGTTGGGATCTCAGTCCGTCACGTGCCGACGCCGTCATACTGATGTGCGCCGTTGCCCTTGGGCGCGTCGGCCTCGACCACGATAGCCTTGGCCTCCTCGTAACGCCTCACGATGGCCCGCGCCTCCTCGACTCGGCGCCGCTGCCGAATCTTCTCCTTCTCGATCTCGAGCACCCCGGCGAGTGCCTCGTAGTCGTGGAGACGGTCCTCGAGCTCGGCGATGCGCTCGTTGGCATTGGCGATGCGCTTGTCGAAGTAGGCCAACTCCTCAGCGTGCTTGGTGGTCTTCTCTGCCGTCTCCTTGTTGGAGAAGTGGCTGAGCACCAAGTACGAGACGAGACCAATGGTCCCGTAGGACTTGACCAGAGTCCAGGGCGCACGTCGCACCTCCTCTTCATGGCGAAGGGTTTCAAAGGCGGGGCGAACTGCTGCAGTCAGGATACGTGTGATCATTGAACTGTCTCCTGTTGGTTCTATGCTTCTCAATACTATTGTGCCCCGCTTTCACTGGTAATTGAGTAGATAGAAAAGGGCGCCTGCACGCCCCCTCCCGGTTACCTCCTCTTCAACCGTTTGATGACGTGGTGCCTTGCCTACCCAGATCCCGGCCTCTCCCACACCTGAAGGTGCTCGGGCCAGTCCCGGGTGGTGAACCCCAGCTTCTTGTAGCCAGGCAAGTAGTTCACGTACAGGGGGATGCCCTTGGCCTTGACCTGCTCGACCACCTGCTCGACCCACTCGAGCTTGGTAGCTGTTTGCTGCCCGCCTTGCTGCCCACCCACGATGACCCAGTCGACGTCAGGCACGGGCACAGGACCGAGCAGCGGTTGGAGGGACAGGAACTTCTTCTTGGCTCCGGTCCTGTGCAGGTCGTCGGCTCGATGCAAGTACTTCGCCTTCTCTACGCTGACTCCAAGCCACAAGTTGTCGGGCAGTTTCCTCCTTCCGAAGAAAGAAGCCATGCGCTTGGACCTCTTGGTCAACAGCAAGTAGATGTTCTTGGGATTGTTTTCAATGGCGATCAGCGCTCGTTCTATGAACTCGTCAGGGACTTTTGGATGAAGAAGATCACCCCTGTCCCCGACCAGCACGTAGCTGGGGCAACTCCAAGCATCCAGCTTGAACAGTTGCTCGGGGCGCTGCACTACCTTACCGGTCCAGCCTGGGACGCCATCTCGGTTCAGGCACGTCAGCTCCTTTGCCCATTCCTGGTCTCTGTAGACGTTGTGTATCTTGCGGGCGCTGTAGCAGTGCTTGCACCCCTCAGACACGTAAGAGCACCCGACCACCAGCTGCCAGATCCGGTCACACCAACCGGACTGGGACATGGCCGGCGCCCCGTCTGTGCACAGAGCTGCGTGCCTTACGCTTTTGGGGACGTGAGCTGATCGAGGGAGACGCCGGCGTTGTCGAGGCTTCTGAGCACGGAGAGGGCGCGCTCGGTAGTCCCGTTGTACCGACGGTACAGGGGGTAGACCTCGATGAGCGCGTTGTGCAGTTCCTTGTCTAGCAGCGCCCTGAGCAGCGTTTGAATCAACGCATCCTTGTTCGCCTCGCCGGGCGAGGGCTTCGCCGGCGCAGGAGTCACGACCTCAGGAGCCGCAGAGGTCTTCTTCCCATAGAACCGGTAGACCGCAGCACGTGCACTGGCGATCTGCTCCGCCGTGGCGTCGCACTTGTGCTGGATCTTGGAAAGGGCGGCTAGGGCGCTCCCGTGGCTGCGAAACTTGCCATCCTCCAGCCGAGTAAGAAACGCCTGGAGGGGGGTGGGGTTGAAGTGGGCAAGGCTGGCCATGCGCACTTTCTCTTTCTCTTCTTCTGCAAGATCGCAACGCCCTACGGCTTTGCGAACAGACTCGTGCGAGGCATAGCGTCCCGCCCTCACCTGCTCGATCATTCTGTCTACTGTTAGCTTTTTGTACATCTGTTACCTATCTGCTAGTGAGAGTGAAGAGGGCCGCTTGGGCCCTCACTTGACCTCCGCTTTCGCTGAGAATTGAGCCTACAGCTCGAGCCACCTACCCCCTCTCTGCTCGGGGTCGAGCACCTCGATGCTGACTTCGTCGTCGTACTCGCTGTACCAGACGCGGATCTTCTCCTTGTCCTCGTACTTGAGCTCGAGGCCGCCTGAGGTCTGCATGATGGTCGGCCAGCTCTTGATGATCTCTTTCGCCTCACTGCTCATGCTGGCCTCGGAAGTCCGAAGAGGAAGCCCGGCCCGTTGCCCTCGGAGTCGCGGGAGACCTCGAGCTCGAGCTCGTCGCCGTTGTCCATCCTCACCTTGATCACAGGCCAGCACTGTCCGTCTTGCAGCTCGACCCGCGTGCCCACGATGGTGGCGCCCTTGAGCGCCGCGTAGTACTTCTCGTAGAACGTGTGTTCTTGTGTCTTTCTACCCATTCAATCTACCTCCACTGTCAGTTCACTCTCTATACGGGTACCCGCGCGTCAGCCCTCCGGAGATCAGCCGAAAAGCGTCGGGCTTGTTTTGAACTACGCCCCGCATACGACCTGAAGGCCTGACACGTGTCGTAACTGGGAGCGACTTGAGAGAGTCTTTGTAGTGCAGCTCTTGCAAGAGGTGCAGGGCCATCCATATGTCCTCATCTCCCTCGGCTACGCCTCCGCAACGCCCGTCTCTCTGCCGTGGTAGCGGATGTAGTCCTCAGCGGCGTTCTCCTCGAGGCGCCGCAGGCACGCAGGTCTGCTATCTTCTGTTTGACGTCCATGGCTACCTCCGGATGATGATGACGTCGGCGCTCCCGACCTCGTCATCATCGAGCACGTCGGCCAAACGACGAAGCTCGGCGACGAGGGCCTTGTTGTCGTGGACGTGGCTGCGCGACAGGTCCGTGCCCCAGTACGCCTCGTCCACATCGATCCCCCGGATGGTCACGGTGCAACCGAGACGGGGCGCTTCCTCCACCTCGTGGTCGTGAACGAACGAGCCCTGCCTGAGGGTGCCTTCGATGACCCCACCGAGCACGTCGTCGATGGTCTTGCGAACGTAGCTCTTCATGCGGTCGAGCACGTCCTGCTCGCTGGTGCCGTCGAAGCGCGTCGGCGTGGCGCCTTCGAAGGACAGGACGCCGCGCCAGCTCTTGTTGCCGGTGGCCATGAGCAGGAGCTGGTCGGTCTTCTCTTGCCAGATGATGTACTTGCACTCGACTTTCATAGGCCCTCCTAGTTCAGGTCCTCGTACTTCTTGTTCTGCTTGCCCGCGCGCTCGAGCATGAGCTCGCGCGCCTTGTCCTTGTCGTCGATGGACGTGGCGACCTCGCTCGGCTCGACGCCGTCCCGGGTACGCTCGAAGATGACGAAGCCGAAGTCGTTGTCGACCCGGTCACGCACGAGGATGCACCACGCCCTGTCGCCGGCGTAGAACTCCTGGTTGTCGTGCAGGGCGGGGTGGCCGAGCATCTCGGTACCCGTCAACGTCATGAACTGTTCTTCTGTTACCTTCTTCATGTCACTCATCTGCTCTCCTCTCCAGCTCGACGGCCGGGCGCCAGATGTGGTCGCGGATGAAGAAGGCGAGCTCCTTGGCATCCGCGTCGTACTTGCCAGTGGCCTGGTCGATGAGGTTCTTGATGGAGCCGCGCTGGCTGAAGGTGGTGCCCCGCAGCCGGTCGTACTCCTCGAGAAACGCAGGGTCGCCCAAGCACGCCCGCACGGCGTCGTCGTACGTGATGGGCATCAGTAGTTGTCCTCCATGTCCTCGAGCATCTCGCGCATGAGGATGAGGCCCTCTTCCATGGACACGTCGAACTCGAACCTGTCGCCGTCGTGCGGGCGCATGACGACTGTCCAAGGGTCATCTCCGTGCTTGCAGAGCAGCTCCTGCACCTGGAACCTCAGGACCATGTTCGCGGGCAGAGCGCAGCTCTTGCTGCTGACCTGCCGCACGAACAAGTCGTAGTCCTCCGAGTCGAGGCGCAGGTGGACCTGCGGGGCCCTTTCCTCGACACTCTTGAACGTGATGGACCCATGCCCGCTGCTGATCTCCGTTCCCCGGTTGCTGTGCTGCCGGCATTGGTTGCACTCGACGATCTCGTACCAGTTGCGCTCTGTCATAGTGGTCTCCCTTCTGTGTCTACTGGATGGCTAGCATCGCTCTTATTCCCTGGAAGGGAGGGAAGTTGGTGGGTAGAAAGACGCGAGCTGGCTGCCGCGTCTTGCCCGACAGAACGCCGGGGCTTCAGGTGCGGGTACCCTCGTACTCCGCCTTCGACATCACGATGGCCAAACCGCTGCCCTGAAGAGCCCGAGCCACGTGCCTCTGAACGTGCTTGGGCAGATGGGCAACCTGCAGGTCGAGATCGATGGTGCCGAGAATGGGGCCGTCAGGGGTGTCCTGCCGTATCCCAATGAACGCCGGAAAACGCAGGACGGTGCCGTCACCCTCGCCCGAAGCCGGTGCCATCGTTCCACTCGTCGGCGATCATCATCGCCATGTTCGCGACGTCCGCCGCTTCCTTGGGGACGCCGCGGCCATCGAGGATGGCGGCGTGCAGCTCGACGACTTCCTTGAGCAGGTGCTGGTACAGCTCCGCAGGCAGGTCGCTCCTCCAACCCTGCTCTCCCTTGTGGTCGTTGTCTCTGAGGCGGCACTCCATCAAGGCCACGAAGTCGGCCAAGGGACGGCGCGGCGCCGTGAGCTGGGCCTCGAGCTTGCGGATGCGCTCCTTGGCATCTTGCAGCTGAATGAGGGCCTTGCCCTTCTCGGCGGACAGGACCTGTTGATTGGCCAAGGCGATGGCCAAGTCCTCCCGAGGGTGTTGACTGCCTTGGGCCTGTCCTTCGGCCCACGCCATGCTGTTGTTCTCCTTCATGCTGCTCCCTCCGGCTCCCCGAGGCACGTGACCTCGATCTCGTTCTTTCTGCCTCGCTTGTGCAAGTAGCCCTCCAACGCCGCCTTCGCGTCGGCCTCCGCACACTCTCGATCGTAGTAGCCGCCCACGCTCTCGAGGATGTCGCCGGCGCTGTCCCGCACTACCCACGCCAGCACCCCACCCGAGAGGTACAGGCTGAACTCTTCCACCTCCTTCTTCAGTGTCTCCTCCACCAACTTGCCGAGTTCAGGCGTCATCTCGTCCTTGCCGAACCACTTGAGGGCGTCCTCTTTGGTCGCGTAGATGATGCCGCACTGTCCGCTGTCCCACGGGCAGCCGAACGAGTTGGTCGAAAGTGTGACGCCACTGTGGATGTAGGCGTAGACAGGCAGAACGATGTTGTTGCCGTCGCGCTCCACCTGATGAATCTCTCCCACTTCAGTCTTCCGGTCACCCAAGAGGTACCGATGCGACGTGTACAGTATCGTACCGAGATGGTCGAACTCGGCCCGCGGGTTCTCGGCAGCGTCATCCTGCTGAATCTCGTACTCCATGTGCCTCCCTCCTGCCTTCTTCTTCTTCCTGTTCGTGGCACGGCAACCAGTCCCCCCAGTATATGAGGGCCTTGCCGTCGACTCGTTCCTGCTCCTCCCGAACGTAGCCCGGGATCGGGCACTCCTTGTCAGGGTAGATGGACACGCGGCCGCAGTAGGTGCAGACGAACTGCTGCTTGCCGGTGCGCGTCTTGAGCTCGATGGGGACCCAGCGCCCCCTCTGCTCTCGGTTCTTGACGATGACCCGAGGCTTCGGCGCGTTGGCCAGCAGGGCCCTGATTCGGTAGACGAACGTCCAGTCCGCCGGGCGTAGCGAAGACATCCTCTTGGGCGCGTCGTTCATGTCCCGCACGATCAGCTCAGGGCTGTCGAAAGGCGGAGGCTTGAAGTTCTTCTGCGCCTCTGTCTTCGGCATCTTCTTGGGCGGGATGACGTAAGTGAGCCGAACCTTGTCGACCTCCGCGAGCTTCTGCTTCAGCTTCCGGCGGTTCGCTGCGTGGTCCTTTTCGCTCATCTCTTCAGCCGCCGTGCGGAGACCATCGAGCGCCACGGCGAAGTTCATGTAGGCGTGCGCCTGCATGACCCAGGCGTTGATGGCCTCCTCCGCGTCCTTGGTGGCGGCTCCCCTGTCCTTCGCCGTCTCCACGGCGATATCACGCAAAAACCCATCGAGGGCGAAGGCCGACACGCCTCGAGGGTACAGCACGGACTTACCCTGGTAGGCGTCGGCCAGGGCCTTGGCGCCCTGCATCCACATGTGGGCGAGAACCTCATCGCCAGGACCGTTGGACTCGCCCGGGTCCGGGGGCTCAGGCAGCTCGCACTTCTCCACGTAGTGGGAGAAGATCATGACGGTCAGGTGGAAGTATGGGTTGTTCGTGGGGGCATCGACGACGCTCTCCACGAGATCCGCAAGAAAGGCTACCTCGTTCCGAAGAACGGGAGGCAGCAGCTTCCGTGCAAGCGCGGTCAGACCGCGCACGAGATTCTCGTCGATGCCGTCCCTCTCATTCAGCTTCGCCCATTCGTTGAGGTGCGCGACGACCCTATCTTCCACTGTCTTCATGGCTACCTCCTGCCATTCCCTTGTAGATGTCCTCTGCATACGAGCTGTGGACCACGCTGAGTACTTGCGTCAGGGTGCTCACCCCCAAGGGCCCGGTGCCGGTGTCGACGCTGATGATGGCGACCATGGCTGCCGAGGCTTGGGACAGCAGCAGGGCGATCTCGAACGGGGTGAGGTCCACGCTGAGGGCCTCGAGCGCCGCCCCTGCCGTGTCGGTGTCGCCTTCGATGTTTGCTTGGATGAGTCTGCAGAGCGGTTCGGTGAGAGGGTCGACCTTCTTCAAGGCCTCCTCCGTACGGGCCAGTAGCTCTTCGTCCATCATTCCTTCTTTCTCGTGAGGGAATCCCACCACGTCTGCGCGCGGTCGCCGTGAAGCATGAGCTTCTGACGAAGCTGCTCCACCTCGGCGTGGAGCTCAGCGATGGTGCCGCGCAGTTCCTGCTCGGTCTTCTTTCTGTTTGCGGTCTCGCCCTTGAGCTCGGCGATGAGCTGTTTGTCGGTCACGGTCGTAGGATCGAAGTTCGCCCAGCGTGCGGCGGCATCCCGAAGAGAGGCGACGCCCATCTCCCCCTGCCGCGAGAAGTCAACCTTCACGCCCTCCATCTTCGACCGGATGGGGGCGTGCGCCTCCTCTTGGGCCAGCTTCTTGAACTCTTCGCGCCAAAAGAGGATGTCGAGGTAGTCGTGCGTCGAGGACAGCAGCATCACCCGGCCAATGGGCCTGCCGTCGCGCGTCACCATGCCCCCGGGTCCGATGCCCTTGGCGTCCTTCTCGAACGTTGGCCACGGGGGCTCTTTGCGCATGGGCGTTGCCGCCTTGGCGATGTTCAAAGAGTCGAGGACGGTATCGTGCGCCATCTCCCGAGCGGCCCAGTACTGGAACAGGTGGCTGAGCGGAGAAGGACCGAACTCGCCGCCCCGCTCCTGGTCGACCATGTTCCTGCACGCAAGACGCACCCCAGGACTGGTGATGGTCTGCGGGTAGTCGGGGAGCTCTTCCTTGCCCTGAATCTCGTGCAACCTCGTGAAGATCTCGACGGGCATGAGCATCCTCTCCGTGAAGAGAAGATGACGATGGTCGGACTCCACGACGACCTCCCACACGTTGAGGTTGACGGAGGGCTGACCGAGCACCCCCGTGCCCGCCGGGGTCATCACCCTCTGTCCGATGATCATGCGCTTGGGTAGACGCCACGGGCGAAGGTAGCGGGTCTCCACCGGCTGCAGATCGCGCTTGAACTCCAGCCAGTCCGGCGCCACGTGACAGCGGAGGATCTGGCAGGTGTCCTCTTGGAACCTGCTCACGAGCACGGGCATGCTGCCGTACTCCACCCAGTCTCCGTGGTTCGTGGGCTTGAGCTGCTTATCCTCGGCCCACCCGACGTCTCGGAGCTCGCAGATGCACTTCGTGTCGACCTCCACCTTCTCCGCCCACGAGCCGTCCCCCAAAACCAGCTGCACGATGCGCCGGCCCTGCAAGGACCCCATGCCGACCACGACGCCCTTGCGAACGCACTCGTGGAAGACGGCTACGATGGTCCCGTTGGGGTAGCTGAAGCGCCGCAATGGCGCGGCCATCTCCTTGAAGCTCTTGCGGTCACTCTGCGCCTCGGTGAGCCCGTCAGCGAGCATCACCAGGCCGTCGTGCATGCCGGTCACGCAGTAGAAGCGGGGGCCGCTCAGGCCCCCCACCAGATACCAATGGCCGATGATGAGCTCGGCGTCGCTCAGTGCTCTTCCCATCTGTTTCCTCCTGTAGCTGAGACTATCTTCGACGGTCTTATGACCGGGATGATGCCGGAATACGCTACGGGGTCGTCTTGAACATGGCGGCGTTTGGCACGCCCGGGATGCCCACGAAGATGTTGCCGCTGATGGTGGCGAAAGCAGCAGCGTCAAAGAACAGGCAGAGGGCGTAGACCCCTCCCGCAGTACCGTACTTGGCCGTGATAGCCGGGTACAGCTCGGCGGCCAATTGGGCGCCTGAACCGTGCCAAACCAAGTACCCGAGACTCGCGCTCAGCGCTGCCTGTCCGGCCGCCACCGCATCGAGGCTGGGTAGAATGAGGGCAAGGCCGGCGTCGAGCAGGATCTGGATGCCGCCAATCTTGAGCTGGAGGTCCGCGGCAGCGTCGGCACTGGCGTTGACCGCTGGGAGCGGCAGGACGAGCCCGGCGCTGATGGCACCGGCCAACTCTCCCAGCGCCTGGATCTGCGCCGAAGGGTTCCAGTTCAGGCTCACCGACAACGCTGCGTCGAGCCGGGCCTGGAAGTCGAGTTGCAACGGGCCGAGGCCGAAGGCCCCGAACAGCGAAGCCTCCAGCGACAAGGCCAAGGGGTTGATGACGCTCAGGGCCGCGGCCAGCCCCACGTTGACGTCAACCAGCTGATAGTCGGTAAGCGGCACGTCGAACATCAGGGCACCTTGACCTTGGCGCTCGAGGTGATGATCGATCCGTACAGCACAGGCAGCCCCGCCTGCCCCGCCAGGCTAGGGGGCAGGACGATTGCAACCTGGTCGGCCATCCGCGCCACGCCCAAGGCCCCATCGGCCAAGATGACTTCCTGCCCCTTGACCTTGGTGGTGCCCTTGCCCCCGAGCGTCGCATTGCCGTCGCCCGTCAGATTGACCACGCCCTTGGACTGAATGTCCAGGTTCCCTTTGACGCGCACGAACAGGTTCTTCTGACAGCTCAGGAACGCGTCACCATCGAACCTTCCGTACGCCTTGCCGTCACGGTCGAACTTCCACTGGAGCTTCATCTGGTTGTAGCTCTTCTTGTAGACCTCGCCGCTCTCAGCGTTGAAGCCGCTGTCTTTGCCCCCCGGCAGCAGCGTGACCTCGTAGACGACCGGGGCGTTCACGGCAAACTGCATCTGGTCGAGGATGTCCTTGTCGTCGTCCCCCTCGGGCAGGCGCACGGGGTTGTTCACGTGCCCGCAAACGATCCGAAGGTCCGCGTAGGCGTCATCGGCGAACACGCGAAGCGTCTGCATCCATTCGGTCTCACGCTTCTCGTAGTCGAGCTCCTGCATCCCCCAACGGATGGTGCCGGCAGCCGTCGTCATGCGGTAACGCTCGGCCATGTCCATGATGAGGTTGCGCAGGGGCAGATAGATGCGCTGAGCGAGTTCGCTGGCGCCGAGCTGGAGCACCCCGCCTCGGTGCAGGATGACGAAGTTGCCGTCCCTGCCCCGCATGACGATGTCGCCCGGCTTGGCGCGCCCACGCCGCAACCCGAACGTGAAGCCGAGAGGACGCGTCCTCGAGGAGCTGTCGGCCTGGTCCAGCGCATCGCCGTCCTTGGCCAGCTCCTCGGCCAGCTCCTCGTCGGGGTTGTCCACCTCGTCGCCGCTGATCACCTCGGGCGGCGCGACGTACGACAGGATGAAGGGCGGAGACAGGTCCGTGGGTAGGCAGATCATGCACGTGGCGCCCAGGTCCGGCACGGCGTAGACGCCCTCGCCGGCGGCGTGGTGCAAGTACATGTTGCCGACCTGCACATTCGGGAACCACCGACCCACCTTCTTGGAGTACACGTCCACGGTCCACTGGACCATGTCGATGTTGATGACGCTGGCCTGCAGAATCTCAGTGGTTCGGTTGGGGAAGTAGCGACCCATGGGCTCTCAGAATGCGGCAGAGGCAGGGGGCAGCGCAACTGGAGGTTTTGGTTCGGACAGCTTCGGGGGATCGGGGATGTCCGGCTGAGGGGGCTCGTCGCTCGCCGCGTGGTGGGTGCCCCCACCCGTGCCCCCTGCCGCTGAGGGAGCCGCGGAGGTTGCGGGGACGGGCAGAGCACTCGCCACGGCCTTGGTCGCCTTCTCTGTGAAGTCGACCGCATCTTTCGTGGCCTTGTGCTGCTCCTGTACGTTCTCGTCAAGCCGTTCGATGGCCTCCCTGGTCCGATCGTAATTCTTCTCCACCTTCTCGGACGAGGCCTTCGTGAGCACGGCGTAGCCGCCTAGCGCCGGGCCGAGAATGAGCAGGCCGAGCTGCACCCACTCCCTCCAAGCCCGCGCCTTGTCCCCGAAGGCCTTCTGGTTGGCCGCGCGGGCTTCTGCGTCGGCCTTCTTGGCCTTGGCCGCTGCCAGCTCCACCTCGAGCTCCGCGATCCGCTCGTGCGGCTTGCTCTGCTCTTCCTTCGGTTCTTCTTCTACAAGTCGCTCTTCCATGACGGTAGAGTACAGGTGAGCGGCGGACGACTCAACCGTCCTTGAAGGCGAAGCGCCTCTTGAGCTCCCGCACGCAGTGGTCGATGAACTCCTGGTTCGGAGGCTTGACGTCGTGCACGATGATGTAGTGCAGGAGACCCTGGGGCCACACCCACTCACCGTCCGTCATGTCCGCCGATCCGTCGGTGCACCCGCACAACCGGCAGCTCGACGAGCCCTTGTACCAGTCCTTCTCCTTGCCGGCGCGAAGGTGCGTCACTACTGCCGCCCATTCTACCGGGCTGTCGATAGCCCACTGCGGGTCTACATGCTGCTGTGCAATCGGGTACTCCTGCATCGACTTCTCATGCTCCATGCGCAGGTACTGCATGAGGCCCTGAGACTTGCCATCTTCTTTCGGTGGGTTATCGGCCCAGAAGCCCGCCCTCTTGGGCTTGCGCAGCTCGCCCCTGCCCTCGAGCACGTCGCGTAGCGACCTCTCTGTGCTCATGCGTCGATCTCCGTAGCCGGGCGATGTCGCGGGATCGGGTAGCTCTCCAAGGGCTCGCTCATCTCGATGACCGTGGTCCGGCCTTTGACGCCCCTGCACCCCGCAGCCTGATTCGAGGTCTTGCGCTCGTACGCGCTCTTGCGCCCAGCCGGCAGGGGGGACTCTGACTCGAGCCGATCTCCGTACTCGAAGAACGCGGCGGTGTGCAGCGACCCGACGATGGGCAGCTTGAGCGTGCGCGGCACATAGTAGCCGGCCCACACGATGCCCTCGAGCATGCGGGTCGGAAGTCGCTTGGCCGCGCGCGTCGTCACGTCGGTGAGACGGGTGCTCAAGATCTTCTTCAGCTTTGTTTTCAAACGCATCTTCTGCTCCTGGCGGCTAAAAAGAGAGGACGGCGGTGTTTCATGAACCCCCGAGCGGGCCGGCCTGGGGTCTCCCCAGACACCATGCCGCCGTCCCTGAGTTGCGAGTTCTGACAGTGTGCTGCTACGCCAAACGCTCTTAGGGCTGTACCGGTCATCCCCGAAGGGGCACAGGGCTCATTCTGATCCCTTCAAGTCAAACCCGCAGTTCCTCTCGTCCGTGCGGGCAAAACCGGCCGTGCTACTGATGGTACTTCCCCCACGTCAGGACTCAGGAACTCCACCTGTTACCAGGCTTTGAAAAGGCTGACGCGGTTTACCTCCCACATTCGCTTCCCGATGGCTCTACGCCCACATTCCCCAATGAGCTCTAAGACTCCCACCTGGGACTAACCTGGTGGTGCAAACGTCTGGTGGGACGCTTCGAGGCCGAAGCCTCTCGGGCCGGCGGTCCATCGCTGGTACTCCGGCTGCTGCCATTGGCGACTCTTTGAAGGATGGCTGCTTCTAGGCCTACCTCCTGACAGAACTCAGTAGATCCGGGCGGGTTCGAACCGCCAACAGCCCGGTTATGAGCCGGGGGCTCTCACCAATTGAGCTACGGATCCTTCGGATGCCCGATGCACGAGCACCTCGAGGTGAACAGTCCGGCGCCTTGCTCCATGGGGTAGGTGCCCTCGGGGCACTTCACGCCGTCACATGGACCAGGCCGAAGCATGAAGTAGGCGACCGCGCCGGCGGCCACCAAGCACAGCACCGTGATCACCACCTCTACTGCTCGAGCTTTCATCTGGTTGCGGGAGGTGGGTTCGAACCACCGATCTCAGAGTTATGAGCCCTGCGAGGACGACCAGACTCCTCTATCCCGCTATGAGAGAGGCTGCACACGTTGAATGAGATGGGACGGGAGTCGAACCCGCATACCGTGTCCCCACGTACCCTACCATTGAGCGACCCAGGTCCGCATGCAGCATCATCACGGGCTTGAGTAGGAGCCCATCCCTCCGACCCCGGGCCTGTCCTCCGTCGACGGAGGGGGACCCAGGTACCCAGCGAGCCTGGCAGGACTCGAACCTGCAGAAACACGACAAGAACTCGTGCACTCGTTCCTTCGAGTATCAGGCTCCCGAGGAATGGCAGTTCGCTGGCCTGGCGAAGGTTCCCCGGCTTCAGGGCCGAAGCCCAAAAGAAGTGCCGGTCTATCCCGGCTGTCACGGGCACCACGAGGTCAGAACGAACCGACCAAGGGTGTGCTGAGCTCTGCGCACGTTCCCGTCTTGCACGCTGGTCCCTGCTCAGCTGGGGGCTTTCGGTCGGACCAGGTGACCTAAGCCATCATCAGTTTTACGCCTGTCGGCACCCTGGGATGAGAACAAGTGCCGGTCCACCCTCGCCTCGCACGGCAAGGGGCCCGGCTGGCCCGTTCGAGTGGGTGTGCGAGCCCCTCTGGTGGAACATACCTACTCTGCCCGCTGGGTTATCGGCCCAGCAGCAAAGATCTCAAGGCACATGGGTCCAAGTACGCTGGGCTAACGCAGCGCGTATGGCCGCCTCATCGACACCGTACTTGTGCGCTTGCTCATGGATGAAAGAAGAGGCAGAAGCTCGAAGCTCCAACACCTCGTCGTCACACATGACATGCCTGCCGTTACCTTCCCCAAACGCGTTCCTTCCCCGACTCACGCAGTCTTGAACGTTGTCAGCGTGTGTACCCCACAGAAGGTGCTCAGGGTTCACGCACGCAGGATTGTCGCAGGTATGTCGGAGAATGGCGCCCGGAGGCAGCCAGTTGCCGGCCAACATGTAGGCCGCTCGATGAGCTCGAACCTTGTACTTCTTGCCTTCGTGCCGAAACTGAAAGTGGCCGTAACCGTCCTTGTCCAGTCCGGCTTGCCACTCTCGGCACCCTGTCGAAGTAGGAGAGCCCACACGAGCGAAGAACTTGTCCGCGTACAGCGGTACAACCTCGTTGTACTCCATCATGTGCCCTTTCTATTGGTGGAGGTGCGCAGAATCGAACTGCGGTCCGCGAAAGCTACACGGCTTCCTCGTTCACGTGCGTAGCTGGTCTACCCTCCCAGCGGGGTTCGGCTGTCTTTCCAGCCAGTCATCTCCCAATGAATCTCGCCCTTCTTCAGGTCCGTCAGGAGACCACCGGTAGGGCTCAGCCTCGAGTGGTTGACGCCTCAGGGCTACGCGAGACACCTCGCCCGTCGACGGCCACCATCAAGCGACGGCGGCGAGTGCGTTGTTGTCGTTGGCAACTACGCTGCACCAGTTTGGTCAAGGCAGTTCCGGTGCCTCTGCCTGCACGCAGAAGACGCTTCGACATCCACGTCGAAACCAAGTCACCCCCGAAGATGCAAAGACCAGGCTGCCTGGGCAGGCTTCTGTTCTACTGCCCACGGCAACCTCGGTCAACAGAAAAGTCAAAGACCGCGATGCTTGAGAGCATCCTGTAGCCACGAACGAAGAAGCCTGGATTCCTCATCGTCCTGGCCCGAAAGCTTGTTCAAGTACTGCTTGATGCGGACGGCTTCTTTCTCCTCTTCTTCTGCCTGTTTGACGAGGCGTTCGACGAAGTGGTCGGCCTGCACCCGCAGCACGTCCATGGCGAGCTTCACGGTCACGAATAGAGCCGAATTGCCCAGGCCTCGTATGGAAGCTTGAACAGCCTCCTGCTCGGAGCACGTGTACTCGTTGGTACGAGCAACGGCGTGGCGCCCGTCCGACAACTCGAGCTCCACGATCATCCGCGCCTTCTTCACATAGCTGCCGCGCCTGACGATGTCCCGCACCACGTCCTGCATGCTGAAGGGGCTACCCATCTCGTCGCTGCCGCTCATGTGACCTTCTCCTGGATGTCCTGCTCTTTGAACCACGCCGTGTGGCCGCTGTCCAAGCGCACCTTGTACTTGAACGAGTGGGTCCTGGTGCCGTCCGGCTTCTTTTTGCTCATGCGCAGGCTGCATTGGATGACCTCGCCGTATCGGGCTCCGCTCATCCAAAAGTCGGTGGCGGGGTGCAGCTGGACCCGGTCACCCTGCTTGTATTCTCGATTCACGGTACCTCCTGGTCCGCCTCGTACATCATCGACTCGAACGCCGGTTTGGAGATCGGGGCGATCTTGTTGACGAGGTCGTAGCAGCCGCCGTAGTTGAGCCCTCCCTTGAGGTGACCTCGGTGGTCCTGCCGAACTTGACGCGGAGACTCAAGTCGAGGAGCCGGTCGTTCTGCCGACACAGCGGGAACTGCATGCCGGCGTTGTTGTGCAGCCGGGTGCTGGCGTAGTGGACCTCGCCCATCACGCCACCCGGTAGATGCGGTACAGGCCCTTGGAGCCGGACAACGAGAACTCCGCGTAGGTGTGCGCGCCGACCTCGAGGTCCTCGGGCCTCTTCTCGCCTTCGCTGATGGAAGCGTACGCCTTGATGTACACGTTCTCCTCGGTCACCCGGCCGATGATGCCGTCCGAGGTGATGACGCCGTTGTCTCGCTGGGGCTCCCCGTCCCTGGGGTCCCAGATGATGAAGAACATCCTTCCCATTGTCTCCTCCCTGGGCACGGCTCCTCGCTGTAGAAAGCGGCGCCGCACCGTCTGCAGTAGCTGATCTCGTGGAGCGTGCCGGCTCGGGGGACGTCATGTCCCGCCAGCCTTCGAGCTGCGGCGCGCCTGTTTGCCTCGGAGATGTAGCGCAGGTCAGCCATCCTCCGCCTCCTTCTCGATGACTTCTTTCGCCCTGTTTCTGTCGATGATGTAGTGCACGTGCGGGATCGCAAGCGTGGCTAGATTGAAGGCGAACAGGCCGAACATGGTCCCGAGTTCTATCTCCCTCAAGGCAGTCATCAGGACGAAGGCGAGCGTCAACACGTACGCCGAGCCGATGCGGGACATCAGCCGCTCGTAGCTGATCATCACTCGAAGAGCGTACATCGCCTTCCTGTCCGCCTCGAGCACATAGTACCTGTCGTGGCCGTACCGAATCTTGGTCTTCATCCCCACCTCAGTCGAAGATGATGGGGACGAGCTTTCGGAACTCCTCGTGCAGCGGCCGCATGAGCTGCTGCATGTCCGGGTGCGCGGCCTTGGAGTCCCGCATCCGGAAGATGTGCCTCCACTCCCTGAAGTTGGCCGTCATGACGATGTCGGCCTTCAAGACCTGGGGCAGCACATCCCTGGCGACCTGCGGTGGGATGCCCGCCCTGACCATCTCGATGTACCGGAAGCTGACCTCGTCCACTGCCGCCTTCCAGTGCGTGGCTGCATCGATGGCGGTCTTGCCGTTGTCGAGCTCCGCGAGCAAGGGGCGCCGATCGGGCGAGACCGTGATGTCGCTGCCGAACTTGCCCTTGGCGTAGTTGCAGTAGCGCGTCGACTCCTGCGTGAACGCTGCCAGCCGGTGGCGAACGAGCTCGTGGGTGAAGCCGCGGTTGCCCGTGAACAGGACCGTAGCCGAGCAGTGTTCGATCACGCTCTCGTGTGCCGGGTTCTGCTCCATGTACTCGAGCACGAGACGTACGGTCTTGTCCGCCAGAAGCTCCCGCAGGTCATCGTGAGCCAACGTAGTGGCCTCTTCGTCCCGCCAAGTCTCCTGGTACGCCGCTTTGAGCATCTCAACCAGCTTGGCCTTGCGCTCGGCCTTCAGGATCATGCGGACGAACTTGTGACTGGAAGGCTCGCGCACCTGTGCCCCCCGCGTCCCACCACACTCGGGGCAGTCTTCAGTGATCTCGTCCACACCCTTCTTGACATCAATGAAGCCGAGCCCGTCACAGCGTTCGCACCAGTCCCACCCACTGTCGATCTTGTCCTCGCTCTTGTAGGCCACGCGCCCGATACGCTCGAGCAAGGCAAGAGCCTGCTCACCCTCGGGAATGGCCAAGATCTCGTAGCTTGGTTCAACGGTTCTCATCTGTACCTCCTTCTGTCTTCTCCGGCAGTTGTTCGTGCTGCTTCTCGTTGCCGTTGTCCTTGAGCCAGCGCGCCTTGTGCTGGTCTTCTTTCGACTCGGCGACGAACCATCCCCGATACAGCGCGAGACCATGAGGGTCGTCATCGTCGCCGACCTTGATCTCCTTCACGCTGCGGAAGTAGTTCACGGGGCAGGTGTGCTCCTCGTAGAAGTACCGCTGGTCGTCGTCTTCCACTGGGCGCCCGTAAGAGTCGCTGGCCACCTTCAGGAAGATGGACTGCTCTTGCGGGGGGATCTCGAGCAGGATGAAGATGGGATAGCTGACCTCCTCCCGCTCTTCAATCCGCGCCGTACCATCCGAGCGAACGTAGATGAAGAACGAGTGCCCGCAGTGCCTGCAGTGCCACGGACCAGCCATCCGCTCTTCTTGCCCCGACTGGAAGTCGAACAGATGCTCGATGCACATGTCTTCCTCGCCGCAGTGCGGGCAATCGATGAAGCGCTTGGTCTTGACTTTGACCTCAGACTTCATTGTTCTCCACCCGCGCCCGGTGCTCGAGGTACTCGCCCACGGACTCGTTCAGGTTGTGCTCATTGACGTAGTCGAGAAGGAGCTGGAGCAGCGTCTCGTCAGTACAGCCCTGCTCCCCTTGGAGCTCTTCGAACTGGTGGTCCATCATGCCCAGCCCTCCTTCTCCGCCTTCCAGCGCTTGACGACGAGTAGCCCGGCCTGGTTCTCCTGATAGACCTCGGAGTCGTCGTGCACGCAGGACTTGGGGATCCACGTCGAATCCTGCGAGCCGTCGTCGTTGGTGTCGAAAACGATGAGAAGGGCCAGGTCCGTCTCCTTCTCACAGTAGACCTCGTCGCAGGTGACGACGGCCTTCTCGTCGAGGTCATAGTCCTCGAAGTCCTTGTCAGTCGGCATGTTCAGCTCCTTGTAATGGCCTTCGACCTTCGGTTGAGGGACAGACGCATGTCGCCCAAGGCCTCCGCCAGCTTCTCGTCGTACTCATGTCCCACGGCCCTGAGCGCCTCCTTGCGCTCCTGCGCCAACCTGGTCAGCACATGAGAGAACTCCTCGCCGGTCTTCCTCTCCATGACGGCGACGGGTAGGAAGGTACTGTTCCCGTACTCCTCCACCCGAGCGTACAGGCCCTCGAACTTGGTCCCGGTGCCCCAAAGCAAGTACGGGTACTGGGCATGAGGCCAAAACACGGCGAGACCGGGGGCTTCTGTGCGTACTTCCTCTTCTTCCTTGGGCTCAGAGTCAGGCGAACTGACGGAGTTGGTTGAGCCTGGGGGTCTTCCACCACCCTTGGCTGGAGTATTCACGACGATGAGGCGCTCCAGCTCATCAGAACGAAGCCGGGGTTCCCACTCAACGACCTGCATGTACGACTCCCAAGAGATGCCCTGGCGCCCCAGCAACCAGGCCCCGACGGTATGGCGCGCCAGCCCCAAAGCAACCGACACGTTCCGAGCGGTCAGCCC